GGTATAAGCATGACTAAGATAGAGCACCCAAGACTCGTTTCCCTTTTTTCGGGCTGTGGAGGCTTGGATTTGGGGTTTGAGCAGGTAGGCTTTAATCGTGTTTGGGCGAATGACTTTGACAAGGATGCCCAAGCAGTTTTTCGCCTGAATTTGGGGGAGATTGATGGGAGAGATATCAGAGATGTCCCTGCCGATGAAATTCCAGAGTGTGATATTGTATTGGCGGGTTTCCCTTGCCAGCCTTTTTCTAACGCTGGTAATCGAAAAGGGGTGCATGATTCACGCGGTATGCTGTACCAGGAGTGCCTCCGCATTGTAGAAGCTAAAAAGCCGAGTGTATTCTTATTTGAAAACGTTAAAGGACTCATGTCTTCTAAGTATGTGGACGGCAGACGGCTTGTTGACGTTATAGTAAGTGATTTGGACACTATTGGTTACAACGTCACATATAAGGTTGTCAATGCAAGCGATTATGGTGTCCCTCAAAATCGTCAGCGGTTAATTATGGTTGGCATAAGAAAAGACTACGGTCTTTACTTTCAGTTCCCACCCGTAGAAGAGCAAAGAAACCTAACGCTTCGCTACATTTTGGATATACCAGCTGATGTTCCCAATCAGGTGGACTGGCCGTTATCACCCCAGGCGCTTTCAATGATATCGCATATTCCTCAAGGAGGTTCTTGGAAAGACGTCCCCTATGAACAGCTCCCGCCGAGGTTCAAAAGAATACGGGATAATATGCAGCGATATCATTCTCCCAATTTTTACCGCAGATTTTCTATGGATGAAATTAATGGTACCATAACGGCATCGGCTCAACCGGAGAATTGTGGGATTATTCATCCAATTCATAATAGAAGGTACACTATTCGTGAGGTGGCAAGGATTCAGACTTTTCCTGATGATTTTATTTTCATTGATGATAGCATGAAGAACATCACTGCCATGTATAAGGTCATTGGAAATGCAGTTCCTGTGAAACTTGCAAACACAATAGCCAAGGCTATAAAGGAACAGGTATTTGGGTAAGAGCGTTTACTATAAAGGTGTTTGTGGAGGGTGACCGCTATGGTTTATTATGTAAGCAAAGATACGATTAGAGCAGCAGTTGATTTTTTCCGTGAGCGCGATTATAAAAAGCCGGAGCAAATTGGTTTGTATTTCTACTTTAAGGCAACCGGATTGAACAAGTATCTTTATACAACATACCCTAAATGGTGAAACATCTCTAATCCACAGCGCCGAGAGCTGATGCGAAACTTGTATGACTTGGCGGGTGTTTTTGATATCACTTGTGAAAAAGGGCGTAAGCGTACAGCTCTTTTCCCGTTTGCCATTACTAATCAATATCGGCAAAGTCTGTTTTATAATGGAGGGACAGAGTTTGCGGGACTTGGGTCTCGCATATCTGATACCCTTGATAACACTCTGGTAAGTTCCTTCATTCAGCGGAACAACGCAGATCCTACTCAAATCATGCTTTCCCCCAACTACCTGGATATCTTGTCAAACCAGTATATTCAGGGACATAAGATTTCGTTGGAATATCTGGCAGCATGGTTTTATAAATTTTGGAAAATCTCTATGCCAGATGGTTGTAGCAATCAAGACTTTCAAGATATCTGTGTGTTGGGCTTTTTGAAGCATTTTCATATTTCCTGCGAGGAATTTAGTAACTTCTTTTATTATGGGCGCTGTTCGATTAGCCCTGCAGACCACCATATTTCTGGCCCAGAACTCAGAGAGTTTCTCGGTATAACTGGGGACTGTGCGCCGGATGTAGTAGAAGAGCGCTCTCCTGATTTTACGTCCTACAATGTAGAGTTGCCCATGGAACAGGTCTCTGAATTATTAGAGCTTAGGGGTGAAAGCTTAACGCAGGAGCGTATAATAGAGATACTCTCTGCTGATGATCAGGATCTCCAGGATCGTGCGGCTGCTCTCATTGCTGCGAATGCAACGGATGCGGATACTTACCACGACTACTCTCGTGATGAGTTGATGGCTATGGACAATAAAGACTTTATCTTTTCCTGTTTGGAAATGATGTCTCATCACCATCTGTTTAATGGATTTACCCTGCCGATTATGGAGAGCCGTGAACAATGTGCACTCCTGTTCCGTCATAACAATATACACGGCATTTTATTTAGGCGTGAACCAGGAATCACCGATGAGGAGTTTCGCGCAGCTACACAGGACGAGGGTGGACGTTCTCGCTACTATACGGACACCTACTCTATTGGTGAGCACGAGTATTACGTTTCATCACAATGGCGCGGCGATAAAAGAGACCGAGAGGCTTTCCTCGACTGGCTATTTGAGCTACTTTTAACAATTCGCTTTGAAACTGGATTCACTACAGAATTCGAGCGCAATAGAATTGTTTTTGGCGCACCTGGTACGGGTAAGAGCCATCGGCTCAATGCTGATAGGTTGCGTCTACTGGCCTTGTACCCCAATAACTTTGAACGTGTGACTTTCCACCCTGAATATACCTATTCCCAGTTTGTCGGCAGCTATAAGCCAGTAACTGATGAAAAAGGTGACATACGATATGATTTCGTGCCTGGACCTTTTATGCGTGTGTTAGTTGCCGCACTGAAAAGCGGTCGCACTGAGACTCCTCAGCCTCACCTTTTGTTGATTGAAGAAATCAACCGCGCCAAGGTGGCGGCTGTCTTTGGTGATGTATTCCAGCTTTTGGATCGGGATGATAGTGGTGCCAGCGCATATGAAATCCACGCCACAGAGGATATCAAAAAATACCTGATTTCCGAGCTTGGCAAGGCTACCGATATTATTCGCATCCCGGATAATATGTTCATCTGGGCTACCATGAACAGCGCCGACCAGGGAGTCTATCCTATGGATACAGCTTTTAAACGGCGTTGGAATTTTGAGTACATTGGTATCGATGAGAACGATGCTGAGGTTGGCGGGATTGTTACCCTTGGGCGTGGCGATAATGCACGGGATGTTAATTGGAATCAGCTGCGGCGGGCTATCAATGAAACACTGGCTCGAAATTATAATGTAAATGAGGACAAACTACTTGGCCCTTACTTCCTCTCCCATCGAGATTTTGCGTACAATGAGGACGGACGCATGGCCAATCCGGAACGCTTTATCCAGGCCTTCAAGAGTAAGGTGCTCATGTATCTGTACGAGGATGCGGCTAAAGCCATAAAACATCAACTTTTTGACGGGTGTGATAGCAGCCGCTACTCCTCTGTATGTACCGCTTTTGATGAAAAGGGTATAGATATTTTCGGGCAAGCCTTTGTGGATTTGTATAACAGCCTTGAGGTGTGATTTGTATGGCGGGTTTTATTTCTGAATTTGTCCGGGAGCAAAAACGCTATACGAAGAATGAGCTGCGCGACCTGTTTTCTTTCAGCGTATCAGAGGTGGATGCCTTTATTCAAAGGCTCAAATCCTATGGCATCATAAAGGCCGTGAAAAATACGCCTCAGCAGGTAGATCTTACAGAGCTGTTGGATGATGATGTCGCTATCACTGATGACAGCACCGCAAACAGCGACTGCTTCTACGTGTTTACGTATGTAGGGGTTCTCACAATTGGAAACCGCATAGTCAAATGCTACCCTAAGTATCAAATTAGCGGCCCAACAGATGCCGCCATGAAACAGGTGCTGAAGGTACTCCAGCGATATGGGACAAAAGAACAAATCGTCAATCTTTATAATGGGGATGGGCAATCAAGTAGTTTCAACCTTCTGGCGGTAATGCTCTTTCTTATGGAAGACTATCACCAGTATGGTCCCTACATTAATACGGAAGACATCGTTGAGTTAAACGGCGAAGGTCCCATTCTGTGGGAGCAAACTATCGATAAGGGTTTTGCCATTGTACGTGATAACCGTCCATATTATGTTGACTTATACACAAGTAGGACCGTTGACAATGAACAAGACTTCTTTTATCGTCTGCACCGCAGTATCGTCACAGAGTGTTCCCGGCAGTTAAAAGAATCGGGACTTCTCTACCTTTTCGATTTGGTGGAAAATGACCTTACAGATGAGCAGGTTGAACAATTCGGTGATACCGACTATGTGCTCTACCAGATTCAAAATGAGCTGAACATTCAGTATGCTACCCATAAGCAGACCTTGCTGAAAACAATGTATGCTTATCTTGCAAACCGGAGGGCACTTGCCCAGAATCAGGGCGTAAGTATGTACGGCACTACCACATTTCATACGGTTTGGGAGGACGTTTGTGCAGAAGTGTTTGGCAACAAGCTGGAGTATCAGCTACGACAGCTCCCTCTCCCCAACGGAGTGGCTCCTGGGTTTTCCCCTACTGACAGGCTGATTGATATCATCAAAAAACCACGCTGGATTGGATACAAGGATGATGGCAGCACATTTTATAAGGATGCTCAGGAAACCCTCATTCCGGATTTGATCAGCATAGTTCAATTGGAAGACCAGACCTCTTTCGTCATTTTTGATGCAAAGTATTACTGCATACAGCTGGTACCGGAACGCCCGGTGAAGAACCAGCCGGGCGTTGGTGATGTTACAAAGCAGTACCTTTACCAGTTAGCTTATCGAGAGTTTACCCAGCAGCACGGCATTATTCATGTGAAAAACTGTTTTCTTATGCCAACGGAGAATGATCGTATAGTAGCTCTGGGTATGGCCTCGATGGAAATACTGGATCGGTTAGGGCTGGAGAAAATCCAGATAAGACTACTTCCTGCATCACAAATGTACAGTCTTTATTTGGCTAAGCGAACATTGGATATTGCCGAACTCAATTTGTAAAAAAGGGCGGATGGCTTTCGGATAGAGAGCCCCGCCCTTTTTAAAGTTCTGGTTGCGTAACTAAAACTCCCATGCGCCGGGCGTAGTCTATGGTGTTCTTCGTCCCGCTGGGCCGACCGTTCCAAACGGCAATCACCCTGGCGGCATGGTCTACCATCCACTCGTTCCGCCGCTGGAAGCAACTACGGCTGTACCCAGGGCAGATGTAGCGTACCAGGTCTGCGGCAGAGAGGATTGCGTTGTATCGGTCCTGCCAACTCTGCTTCCAGCCCCGCTCGAAGCCCAGGTATGGGCAAGCGCAAATCAGCCGGACAGCTTCGCCGGCGTCCCGGAGCCGGAGCACGATCTCCGCTGCCCAGATGTCCACGCCACGAGCCATACCGGTAATAAAGACATTGAATCCGTCAGCAATAGCCTGGCGGATTTCTTTTTCCAGAGCAGCAGTCACCACACCCTCTGGAGCCTGCAGCTTTTCCGGCCTATGCCCGGTGAAACAGCACCGATGCATCCTCTTCTCTGCTTCTGTTGCCATGACCGCACCTCCACCACCTGAATACCTGGCCTCTTTACAGTTTAACATAACGGTAGTTTCAATACAAGTTAGCTGTATCGGAGTCACCGAGTTGAACGGTAAAATAGTTACAGGAAGGTGGTGGCACAATGGACACAAACCAGAGGCTCCGGCGGTTACTGGATGAACGGGGCTGGACGGAATATAAGCTGTCTAAGGTCTGCGGCCTATCGCAGTCAACCTTGGCAAATATTTTTAAGCGGAACACCGTGCCTTCCATCACCACGTTAGAGGTCATCTGCAAAGGCTTCGGGATCACCCTCTCACAGTTTTTCGCAGATGGGGAAATGGTAGAGATGACCCCGGAACTCAAAGAGGTGTTTGAAAGCTGGATGGTTCTCACCCCCTCCCAGAAATCCGCCGCCTTACAGATGCTCAAAGCCATGAGCCAGAACGAATAAATAGGAAGCCTTCGGGCTTCTTATTTTTTTGCCTCCAATGCCGTTATTATGAGTGGCCGTTATCGTTTAGTTTAACACCAAGGCAGGATTTCCCGGTATAATAAATGGTGCGCCGGCTCCAAGCTGCTGTGGTTGGTGGAAACCCTGCTGCCACAATCATGCAGCGGGAGGGGGTGAACGACCATAAAAGTAATAAAGAAAACACCACTTCGCCCCCGTGGACGCAGCGATGAAAACCGACAGGCTCAGAAGGACGCTATCCGCACCGCATACACCAATGGCCCCCAGAAGGAGGTTCAGATTATTCCCGCCAAGCGGGATCTGGTGACCGAGGAAACCAAGAAGAAGCTCCGCGTCTGCGCCTACTGCCGTGTCAGCACCGATGAGGACACCCAGGCAACCAGCTATGAGCTGCAGGTGCAGAACTACACAAAAATGATCCATGAAAACCCGGAATGGGAGTTCGCAGGTATTTTTGCGGATGAAGGCATCTCTGGCACCTCGGTCCTCCACCGTGAGCACTTTCTGGAGATGATCGAAAAGTGCAAAGCGGGAGAAATCGACCTGATCATCACCAAGCAGGTCAGCCGATTTGCCCGGAATGTGCTGGACAGCCTGAACTACATCTATATGCTCCGCAGGCTGGATCCGCCCGTGGGCGTCTATTTCGAAGCGGAAAAGCTCAACACCCTGGATAAGAGCAGCGACATGATCATCACCGTTCTGAGCTTAGTCGCCCAGAGCGAATCCGAGCAGAAGTCCAACAGCCTCAAGTGGTCTTTTAAGAGACGCAGGGCGCAGGGCTTGGGCGTCTATCCCAATTGGGCGCTCCTCGGCTATAAGGGGCGTGCCTGGGAGATCGATGAGGACGAAGCGGATGTGGTGCGAACCATATACAGTCTTTATCTGGATGGCTACTCATCCCCCCAGATCGCAGATTTCCTTACAAAGAGCGGCATACCTACCGTCAAAGGTCTATCGTCTTGGAGTTCCGGCAGCGTCCTTGGCATCCTCCGCAACGAAAAATACTGTGGAGACGCCTTGTGTCAAAAAACAGTGACGATAGACTTCTTTACCCATAAGAGCGTGAAGAACAACGGCCTGGAGACGCAGTACTTCATCGAGGGCCACCACGACCCCATCATCGAAAAGAGCGACTGGCTGACTGCGCAGCAGATCCGTAAGGAGCGGAGATACACGAAAAACCGCTCTCGGCGCGGAAAGCCCCGCTATATCGTTAAAGGACCTCTGGCCGGTTTCCTGATCGTCAACCCGGATTGGGAGACGGAGTACATCGAGTCCCTGTTCCAAACGCTGTCCACCCAGGCCGAACCCGCCGTGTCCCCCTTACTGGAGGACGATGAAAACTTTACGATTTCAAAGGAGTAATCACTATGTCTATTCTCAGCAATTTTACTGTCGTTGACCTCATCAAGACCCGTTCCGCTTCCGTTGCCACCATCACTGGCAAGGTGCTGAAGCTGAACATCCAGACCGCCGCCGAGCTGCACTACGCTCCGTATGTGCAGGTGCTCGTCAACCCCAAGGACAAGCAGTTCGCCATCCGGGCCTGCAAGGAGGACGCTCCCAACGCCATCGCCTTCTCCAAGCCTGAGCACGAGCAGAAGTACGCCATCAAAATCAGTTCTGCCGCCGTGGTCGATCTGATCCGCAAGATGGGCGAGTGGTCTGAGGAGGACAACTGGAATGTTCCGGGCATCTACTTCGCCGATGAGCAGGCGCTCGTCTACGATCTTGGCGCGGCCTTCCGCCCCTCTCCTCGCGGTGGGTGGACCGCCAAACGGCAGAAGGAAGCCGCTGCTGCCGCCGCACTCTCCTCCGCTGAGGCAACCGAAGACTAACACATAAAAAGGCGCCGGGTTGATTTTCCTATCAGTCCGGCGCCTGTCAGTTAGATTAATCCGTAGAAATAATGAAGTTTTTCACCGCCATACCCTTGACAAAACTGGCCGGGATGGCTATAATATGTGTAAGCTAACGAGCTAACAAGCATATTAGCGAAGATTCACCATAAAATGTGAAGATGAAAGACCCGCAAGTAAGTCCCGTAAAGGGCAAGTGTCAGGGCGAATTATTAGTGAAAAGGTGAATATGATGAACACACAAAATCTTACATTCGGAGAGTTCCTACAGAGGAAACGGGAGGAAAAGCAAATAACGCTCCGAAAAATGGCCGAAATGCTCCATGTGTCCGCACCCTATCTCAGCGACATCGAGAAGGGCCGCCGCAACCCGCCGGAAATGGAGAAACTGGAGCAGATCTCTCAAATCCTCCTCCTCACAGACGAAGAAAAGTCCGCCATGCTCGACCTGGCGGGTAAGATGCGCAATTCCGTGGCCCCCGACCTGCCGGAGTACATCATCGGCAGAGATTATGTCTCCGCTGCCCTGCGCACTGCCCGTGATCTGGACGCCGGGGAAGCCGAGTGGATGCGCTTCGTGGATGAACTCAAGAAGCGAAAGGGGTAATCTCAATCCATGTACACACCCTCGTACCGAGTCCGGGGCCGCGGCGTCCCTATCCTCAGCAAACCTGAAATCGATACTATCGGAGAAAACTTCGTGCGGGATTTCCAACCGTCCGTCTTGACGAATCCCGCACCCGTTGACATAGAGTCTTTCGTAGAGAACTACCTCGGCATGACCCCCGACTACCAGCTTCTATCCCACAACGGGATCTACCTGGGCATGACGGTGTTTAACGACACAAACCGGGTCATAGTTTTCTCACAGGAGACAGGGAGAGCTGAGTACATCAGCGCCAAGGCCCACACGGTCATTATCGATACGCGGCTGCTGGAGGAAAACCAGCAGCACCGCTACCGCTTTACCCTCGGTCACGAGGGTGGCCATGACATATTCCACACCGGCTACTTTTCCTACGACCCCAATCAGACGTGTATGTTCGACATGGCCATGACACCCATGATCCAGTGCCGAATGGACGCCGGCTGCAAAAAGGGTGACCGGAAACTGTGGACTGACCATGACTGGATGGAGTGGCAGGCAAACTACTTCTCCTCCGCCATCCTCATGCCCAAATGTGCGGTGCAGCTGGTGGCAAACAAGTACCCTCGCAACTCTTTGATGGAGAACCCGGTCAACCGCGCCAGGCTGGTCAGCGATGTCTCCAATACCTTTGATGTCTCTACCGAAGCGGCGGTGATCCGGCTGAAGGACATGGGATACATTCCTTCCGATGACCAGACAAGCTATTCCGCTTTCACCGCACTGATGGATTTCGCTTCCATCGCTATCTGACGCCAAGCTCACAGCGGGTATCCCGCCCGCTGTGTTTTTTTTACCCACAGTGTTAGCAAGTTAGCTTACATAGGGAATTTCAATCTGGAGGTGGTGCCTATCAATAACCGAGGGAAGGAGGACGTCCGTGGAAGAAATCCGCGACTGTAAAAACCGGCTCGTCTGCAAAGGCGATGCCCGGACTGGCTTGATCCAGTCCTTCTACAAAGGCCAGCGCATGGAAACCCGGCTGGCTCTGGGCCAACAGCTCGAAATCGAGCGGCAGCCCACCAGGACAACCATCACCAGGGTTAATGACGCAGCTTTCCAAGTGGAGAGCTATGACTGCGCCGAGTTCGGCGCATAACCGAATACGAATCCGCAGAGCTGCATGACGGCCAGGATAATAAATCGCCCATAACAGGGCGGTCTGTTATCCCGGCCGTTTTTTGCTGCTCTACGGATTACAGCTGTGGCTCTGCGGTTTCGAAGTTGACCTTTTATCACTTCAAACCACTGAAAAGGAGCCACAGTTATGAAAATTCAGTACAAATTCGCCACAGAGACCATTTCCATTGATGTTCCCGATGATTGGGGCGAAATCCTCATCGACCTGGATCGTCAGGAGTACAACAACGATCATAAGGAGACCCGCCGGCACTACTCGCTGGAGGGCAAGGTCTACGAAGGCATGGACTACTCCGTGGAAGACCCTGGCCTGGAAGCCCTCTTTGCCGGCCCCACCGATGAGGAGCGGCTCCACACCGCAATCCGGCAGCTCTCCCCTGACCAGCAGGAAATGGTCCGGGCCATCTTTTTTGAAAATGTGAGCGTCAACGACTACGCCGCCCGGATGGGCGTGACGCAGTCCGCCATTTCCCACCGTTTGCAGACGGTGAAGAAAAAATTGAAAAAACTTCTGGGCTGACCCTCATATTCGCCCGTTCTCCTGGCCGTATGTCGGAAGGCACAAGAAATCCGCCTTCCAGAAAGGACTGAACGCTATGAGGCACAGACTCAAAATCAGCGTGTCCAAGGAGCCGCAGACCGGCGGAGTGGTCAGATGCCGCAGCGTGACCCTGCGGGAGAAGATGCTCACCCGGCTCCTGGGCCGCAAAGAGCGCGTGATGATCCTCATCCCCGGCAATACCGTGGAATCCCTGGACATCACCGAACTGCCGGAGGGAGGTGCAACGGTTGAGTAAGATCAAGCTCCTCCTGGATGTGGTGGAGGATATGCGCTCCCTTGCCGACAGTCTCCAGGCATTGGCGGACGTCATGACCCAGGGAGACGCGCCGGAAACCGAGCCGGTACAGAAGACCGCTTCGCCCCCTCCCACAGAACCGGCGGTTACGCTGGAGCAGGTTCGGGCGGTGCTGGCCGAAAAGAGCCATGACGGGAAAACCGAAGCAGTCCGGGAGCTGCTGCAGAAATACGGCGCTCCAAAGCTGTCGGCGGTGGATCCTAAGCACTACCCGGCTCTGCTGAAGGATGCGGAGGTGCTCTGATGCCACCCTCCAAACACGCCGTTCTCTCCGCCAGCGGCGCCCATCGCTGGCTCCATTGCAACCCCTCGGCGCGGCTGGAGCTGGAGTTCGCCGACCGGGAGACGGAGGCCGCGGCCGAAGGAACCGCCGCCCATGCTCTCGCCGAGCACAAGCTCAAAAAGGCGCTGAAGTTGCGTTCCCGGAAACCAGTCAGCCCGTATGACTGCGATGAAATGGACGTCCACACCGATGGGTATGTGGAGTTCGTGCTGGAGCAGCTGGAGGAAGCTAAGATGCTCTGCGCCGATCCCCTCGTCCTCATCGAACAGCGGCTGGACTTCTCCTGTTATGTGCCGGACGGGTTCGGCACCGGCGACTGCCTGATCGTGGCGGACAAGCTCCTGCACATCATCGATTTCAAGTACGGGCAGGGCGTCCTGGTGGACGCGGAGGAAAATCCCCAGATGATGCTGTACGCCCTGGGCGCCCTCCGGCAGTTCGACCATCTCTATGACATTACCCAGATTGCCATGAGCATTTACCAGCCCCGCCGGGAGAATGTGTCCACTTGGACGATCACCGTGGAGCAGCTCATGGATTGGGCGGAACACACCCTCAAGCCCAAGGCGGAAATGGCCTATCAGGGTGAAGGAGACTATGTCCCCGGCCCCTGGTGTACCTTCTGCAAGGCGGCGGTGAAGTGCCGCGCCAGAGCGGAAGCCAAGCTCCAGCTCACCAGGTACGAGTTTGCCATGCCGCCGCTCCTCACCGATACGGAGATTGAGGACATACTCTCCCGGCTGCCCGGCCTGACCAAGTGGGCTGGTGAGATCGAAGCCTACGCCCAGGACGCCGCCATCCACCACGGCAAGGTGTGGCACGGCTTCAAGCTGGTGGAGAGCCGCACAAACCGCAAGTACACAGACGAGGAAGCCGTGATCCGCGCCGCCAACGCCGCTGGGTACCACGACATCTTCAAGAAATCCCTCATCCCCATCACCGAGATGGAGAAGCTCATGGGTAAAAAGGCCTTTGCTGAGATCCTCGGCGGTCTGGTCGAGAAGCCCAAGGGCAGGCCGACCCTTGTTCCGGTATCCGACAAGCGCCCGGCCATCTCCGCAATGGATGCCACCCAAGAATTTACTGAGATTACGGAGGTATAACGATATGTCTGTCAATCACAAGAACCCGACCAAAGTGGTCACCGGAGTTGTCCGCCTGTCCTACGCCAACGTCTGGGAGCCGGCCTCCATCAACGGAAGCAACCCCAAGTACAGCGTTTCCCTCATCATCCCCAAGACCGACACCAAGACCATCGATGCCATCAACGCCGCTGTGGACGCCGCCATCAAGGACGGAGCCGCCAAGTTCGGCGGTAAGATTCCCAACAAGGCCGCGCTGAAGCTCCCCCTGCGGGATGGTGATCTGGAGCGGGACGATGAAGCCTACAAGGGCGCCTACTTCGTCAACGCCAACAGCACCACCGCGCCCCAGATCGTGGACCGCTCCGTGCAGCCCATCCTGGACCGCGCCGAGGTCTACTCCGGCTGCTACGCCCGTGTGTCCGTCAACTTCTACGCCTTCAACTCCAACGGCAATCGTGGCATCGCCTGCGGCCTGGGCAATATCCAGAAGGTGCGGGACGGTGAACCTCTGGGCGGTCGTTCTTCCGCCGCGGATGACTTCGCCACCGATGTGGATGACGACTTCCTTTCCTAACAACCATTCGGCAAGGGTGGTGGAGGGCAACCTCTGCCGCCCTTATGCCGCAGGAAAGGAGACCTTATGAAAACCTTATCTATCGACATTGAAACCTATTCCCCGGAGCCGCTGGCCAGATGCGGCGTGTACCGCTACTGCCAAGCCCCGGAGTTTGAAGTGCTGTTGTTCGGCTATTCCGTGGACAGCGGCCCCGTCCGGGTGGTGGATCTCGCCGCCGGCGAAGGCATCCCCGCCGATGTTCAGGCCGCGCTGACCGACCCTGCTGTATTCAAGTGGGCCTTCAACGCCCAGTTCGAGCGGGTGTGTCTTTCCCGGTACCTGGGGTACCCGGTGGGACGATACCTGAACCCTGACTCCTGGTACTGCACCATGGTGTGGTCGGCTACTCTGGGCCTGCCCCTCTCTCTGGAGGGGGTGGGCGCCGTGCTGGGGCTGGAGAAGCAGAAGCTCAAGGAAGGCAAAGACCTGGTGCGCTATTTCTGCACGCCGGCTAAGGCCAGGGATGGCTCCACCTTCCGCCGGCTTCCCGCAGACGCCCCGGAGAAGTGGGCCGCCTTCAAAGCCTATAACCTCCGAGATGTGGAGACGGAGATGTCCATTCAGCAGAAGCTGTCCCGCTTCCCGGTTTCCCCGGAAGAGTGGGACAACTACCATCTCGACCAGCGCATCAACGACCGGGGCATCCTGCTGGACCGCACCCTGGTGTCCCAGGCCATCCGCTGCGATGAGCAGTTCAAACGCACCCATTTGGAACAGGCCCGCTCGGTGACCGGCCTGGAGAACCCCAACAGCCCCGCCCAGCTCAAGGCATGGCTCATGGAAAGAGGTGTGGAAACTGACTCTCTCTCCAAAGCGTCCGTCCAGGAGCTTCTGTCCCAAGCGTACGGCGAGGTGGAGCTGGCACTGTCCCTGCGGCAGGAACTGGCTAAGAGCAGTGTCAAGAAATATACCGCCATGGAGTCGGTGGTCTGCTCAGATGACCGCGCCCGCGGGCTGATCCAGTTTTATGGAGCCAATCGGACCGGCAGATTTGCCGGGCGGCTCATTCAGGTGCAAAACCTCCCGCAGAACCACTTGCCCGACCTGAAACAGGCCAGGACGCTGGTGCGGGATGGGCACTTTGACGCCGTGGAGCTGCTCTACGACTCCGTCCCGCTGGTGCTCTCCGAGCTGATCCGCACCGCCTTTATTCCGAAACCGGGATGCCGCTTCTTTGTGGCGGACTTTTCTGCTATCGAAGCACGGGTCATCGCCTGGATTGCCGGGGAGCAATGGCGGCAGGAGGTGTTCGCCCAGGGCGGGGACATCTACTGCGCTTCCGCCAGCCAGATGTTCCACGTCCCCGTTGTCAAGCACGGCGTCAACGGTCACCTTCGGCAAAAGGGCAAAATCGCGGAACTGGCCCTGGGCTATGGCGGGTCGGTGGGGGCGCTGAAGGCCATGGGCGCGCTGAACTACGGCCTGACCGAGGAGGAGCTGAAACCCCTGGTAGACGCTTGGCGGCAGTCTAATCCCCGCATCGTGAAGTTCTGGTGGGATGTAGACCGCGCCGCCGCCACCTGCGTCCGGGACAGAGTCCCCGCCGAGACGCACGGCATCCGCTTCTTCTACCAAAGCGGCATGATGTTCATCGTGCTCCCCTCCGGCAGAAGGCTGGTGTATGTGAAGCCCAAGATGGGCGTCAATCGATACGGCAGCGAATCCGTCACCTATGAGGGTGTCGGAGAACAGAAAAAGTGGCTGCGGCTGGAAAGCTACGGCCCCAAATTCGTGGAGAACATCGTCCAGGCCACCGCCCGCGACATCCTGGTGGAAGCCATGCGCCGGTTGGAAGCGGAGGGGTACCAAATCGTGATGCACGTCCATGACGAAGCGGTGATCGAAGCCCCGGTGGACTCCTCCCTGGAGGACATCTGCGCCATCATGGGCCAGACCCCCGCCTGGGCGGAAGGCCTACTGCTCCGCGCGGACGGTTATGTCTGCGACTTCTATCAGAAAGACTGAGGTGACCCTTATGGGAATCAACAAATACAACTGTGAGGGCTACTATGACCCCACACCCTATGAAGCCCTGACCCGAATCGAACTGGAAGCCCGCAAGCTCCACACATTCCGGCCCGTTGTTTATATCTGCTCACCGCTCTCCGGGGATCTGGAGGGCAACCAGGAAAAGGCGGCGCGCTACTGCCGCTTCGCCGTGGACGCCGGGTATATCCCCATTGCGCCTCATCTGTACTTTCCCCGGTTCATGGATGACGCCAACCCCAGGGAGCGGGATCTGGCCCTGTTCATGGACATCGTACTGCTCACCAAATGCGCCGAGCTGTGGGTGTTTGGGGACACCATCTCCAAGGGCATGAGCATCGAGATCGAGAAAGCCAGGCGGAAGGGCCAGCCAATCCGCTATTTTACGGAGAACTGCCAGGAGGTGACCGTATGAAAATCGCTGTGGGAAACAGCCGCATGGATAAGAAGTGGAAGAACCGGGAGATTTCCTGGGAGCACCTGTGCAAAAGGGTCAGTGCCACCATCCGCACCACGGAAACCGTGGAGGAGTACCGTAAGCTGAAGAAGGGCGCCCAGGACAACATCAAGGATGTGGGCGGATTCGTGGGCGGTCAGCTCCGGGAGGGCCGGCGCAAGAACGGCATGGTGCTCTGCCGTTCCATGCTCACCCTGGACATGGACTACGGCAAACCTGGGGTCTGGGACGAGATCGAGCTGCTCCACGACTTTCAGTGCTGCGTCTATTCCACCCATAAACACACGCCGGAGCATCCCCGGCTGCGCATGATCATCCCCCTGGCCCGTGACATCACGGAGGAGGAGTACCCGGCAGTGGCCCGGATGGTAGCTAAGGAGGTCGGCATCGACCTGTTTGACGATACCACCTATGAAGCCTGCCGCCTGATGTACTGGCCTTCCACCTCGGCAAACGGGGAATTCTTCTACAAGACCAAGGATGGCCCTCTACTGGACCCGGACGCCTATCTCGCCAAATATGCCGATTGGCGTGACGCCTCCACCTGGCCGGTTTCTTCCCGGCAGTCCGAAGCGGTACGCCAGAGCATCACCCAGCAGGCCGATCCCCTGGAAAAGCCCGGCATTGTGGGCGCCTTTTGCCGCGCCTATACCATTGAGGAAGCGATTGAAATCTTCCTCTCCGATGTCTACGAACCGTCCTCCATGAACGGACGGTACGACTATATCCCCGCCGACTCCGCCGCCGGCGTAGTGGTTTACGATGGGAAATTCGCATACAGCCACCACGCCACCGACCCGGTCTGCGGCAAGCTGTTAAACGCCTTCGACCTGGTGCGGCTCCACAAATTCCGGGAGCTGGACGAGAATGTGGGTTTGGATACCCCGCCGGGCAAGCTGCCCTCCTTCAAAGCCATGAGCGACCTGGCTCTGGGAGACGATAAGGTCAAGACGGTCTTCGCCGAAGAGCGCATCGCCCAGGCCAGCGCCGAGTTTTCCGATGAGGACTGGCAAAACGGCCTGGAGCTGGACAAGTCCGGTCATGTGAAGAACACCCTGCACAACCTGACCATCATTTTGGAGAACGACCCCAACCTCAAGGGCGTGGTGTTTAACCAGCTCCTGGACGGGATGGAGATCAAGGGCGAGGTGCCCTGGAAGCATCCCTCCAAGTTCTGGCGAGACGCCGATGACGCCCAGCTCATCAGCTATGTGGACGCCCATTACGGCACCTTCTCCGCCCGGAACTACGATATCGCCGTGACCAAGGTGGCGGATGATCGGGCCTATCACCCCATCCGGGAGTTCATCGAGAGCCTGCCGGAATGGGATAAGGTTCCCCGCGTGGATACGCTGCTGGTGGACTACCTGGGCGCCGGCGACACCGCTTATGTTCGGGCGGTGACCCGGAAGACCCTCTGTGCCGCCATCAGCCGGGTGCTGCGTCCGGGTTGTAAGTTTGACTCCATGCTGGTGCTCAACGGCCCCCAGGGCGTGGGCAAGAGCACCCTCATCGCCAAGCTGGCCGGAGAGTGGTTTTCGGACAGCCTGAACCTGGGCGACACCAAGGACAAGACCGCCGCCGAGAAGCTCCAGGGGTACTGGATTTTGGAGATCGGCGAGCTGGCCGGGTTGAAGAAGGCGGAGGTGGAAACCCTGCGCTCCTTTCTCTCCCGGCAGAACGACATCTACCGTGCTGCCTTTGGCAAACGGGCCACGCCCCATTTGCGTCAGTGCGTATTCTTCGGTACCACCAACGCCGAGTCCGGCTACCTGCGGGACACCACCGGCAACCGCCGCTTCTGGCCGGTCAAGACCCCCGGCAGCGGGAAGAAGCAGTCCTGGAACCTGACCCATGAGGAGATCCTCCAGATCTGGGCAGAAGCCCTGGTGTATGTCCGCCAGGGAGAGAAGCTCTACCTGTCCGCTGAAATGGACGCGCTGGCCAAGGACGAGCAGCGGGAAGCCATGGAGTCTGATGAGCGCGAGGGCCTGGTGCGGGAGTATCTGGACACTCTGCTGCCGGAACGCTGGGCGGAGATGGACCTCTTTGAACGCCGCAACTTCCTCACCGGCTCCGGCTTCGGCGGTCTGCAGGAGAAGGGGACGGTGAAGCGCACCAACGTGTCCAATATGGAGATCTGGTGCGAGTGCTTCGGCAAGGAACGGGCCAACCTGCGCCGCACCGACAGCAATGAGCTGACGGGCATCCTGGCGCGGCTGGGCTGGAAACGGGAGGAGAGCAAGGTGCGCATCCCCCTCTATGGGCCGCAGTACGTCTTTGTTCCGAAGGGGTGTTCCCAATGAAGATATGCTCAGGCACAAAATCCGGGAACAAGTTCCCAGGGGCAGCTCCGCACTTTGGAACCCCCGCCGGAACACCCCATGGGAACGGTGGAAGCCCCATAAGCGGCAAGGAGAACCGGCTTCCTTGTTCCTGTGTTCCCAACATTTCTTATATATCGAAAGATGTAAGAAATAGAGGTCATCAGCACGCAAAACACGCATATACGCGCATAAGGGGATTTTTCGGTTCCCGGAACACAGGAGGCCGATATGCGGGAGAAAGCCATTGAAGCCAAGCTGGTGAAGGCCGTCCGAATCATGGGCGGTCTCGCACCCAAGTTTATAAGCCCTGGGTTTGATGGAGTGCCAGACCGCCTGGTGCTCCTCCCCAAGGGGAAAATCGCCTTCATTGAGCTGAAAGCGCCCGGCAAGGCGCTCCGGCCTTTGCAGATAAGGCGGAAGCAGCAGTTGGAAGCCCTGGGCTTTCCGGTGTACCGCATCGACAGCCCAGAGCAGATTGGAGGGATACTCGATGAAATACAGTCCTCATAAATACCAGACCTACGCCACGGACTTCATCCTGGAGCATCCCGTTTCGGCGGTGTTCCTCGACATGGGCCTTGGCAAGAGCGTCATCACCCTGACCGCCATCTTCGACCTCTGTCTGGACAGCTTCCTGGTTCGCAAGGTGCTGGTCATTGCTCCGCTCCGCGTGGCAGCGGACACCTGGCCCTGTGAGATCGAGAAGTGGGACCACCTGCGAGGGCTTACCTACTCGGTAGCGGTCGGCAGTGAAGCCCAGCGCAAGGCGGCGCTCCTGCAGAGGGTCAGCGTGTACATCATCAACCGGGAGAATGTCCAGTGGCTGGTGGAGGACAGCGGGCTACCTTTCGACTATGACATGGTGGTCATCGATGAGCTGTCCTCCTTCAAAAGCTACCAGGCCAAGCGGTTCCGCGCACTGCTGAAGGTGCGGCCCGGCGTCAAGCGCATCGTGGGCCTGACCGGCACGCCCTCCTCCAATGGGCTGATGGACCTGTGGGCGGAGTTCCGGGTGCTGGACATGGGCAGACGCCTGGGCCGGTTCATCACCCGGTACCGCAGCGCCTACTTCCAGCCGGACAAGCGAAACGCTCAGGTGGTGTTCTCCTATAAGCCCCTGCCGGGAGCTGAGGACGCCATCTATGAGCGGATCTCCGACATCACCATCTCCATGCGGGCCGGCGACTATTTGGATATGCCGGAATGCGTGGTCAACGAGGTCAAGGTCGACCTCTCCGAAAAGGAACGGCAAGCCTATGACACCATGAGGGCGGAGCTGGTGCTCTCCCTGAACGGTGAAGAGGTGGACGCCGGGAACGCGGCGGCTCTGGCGAACAAGCTCTCCCAGATGGCCAATGGCGCGGTGTACGGGGAGGACAAACGGGTGCTCCGTCTGCACGACCGCAAGCTGGATGCCCTGGAGGACCTCATCGAAGCCGCCAACGGCAAGCCCGTCCTGGTGGCCTACTGGTTCAAGCACGACCTTGAGCGCATCCAGGAGCGGTTCATCGTCCGGGAGATCAAGACCAGCCGGGACATCGCCGATTGGAACCAGGGCAAGATCCCGGTGGCGGTCATCCACCCGGCGTCCGCCGGCCATGGGCTGAACCTGCAGTCCGGCGGTTCCACCCTCGTCTGGTTCGGACTGACCTGGTCGCTGGAGCTTTACCAGCAGACCAACGCCCGGCTCTGGCGGCAGGGGCAGAAAGACACAACTGTGGTCATCCACCACATTATCACGAAGAACACCATTGACGAGCGAATCATGTCCGCCCTTCAAAAGAAGGAACGGGCGCAGTCGGCTCTGATTGACGCAGTTAAAGCGGATCTGGAGGTGCGAAAATGACAGCGAAAGAATATTTATCCCAAGCCCGGCTGCTGGATGCCCGGATCAACGCCAAAATCCAGCAGGTTTCGGCTCTCAACGATTTGGCCACCCACGCCACGGCTACCCTTACGGAGATGCCCCGCAACCCCAACCGCTCCGAGTCCCGCATGGCGGAAGCGGTGGTCAAGATCGTGGATTTGCAGAACGAGATCAATCACGACATCGATGAGTTGGTGGACTTGAAGCGGGAGATCACCCGCCGGGTGAAATCCATCCCCAACGACGAGTATCAGCTCCTGTTGGAGAAGCGGTATCTGTGCTTCATGCCCTGGGAGAAGATCGCCGTGGACATGGGCTATTCCATCCAGCACATCTACCGTCTCCACGATTGGGCGCTGCGGGAATTTCCCGTCCCCCAGGAAACATGAGAGTTCGATGTATTGAATGAGAGTAGCTCCGTAGTGTATCATTAAAATTGCCAAAAGAATCAAGCGAAGCCATCGTGGGGCTACCCCTGCGGTGGCTTTTCTTATGCCCGGAAGGAGGTGGAACGGTGCCCACAAAGCCAAAGCGCCCCTGTTCGTATCCCGGCTGTCCCAAGCTGACGGACGGCAGGTTCTGTGAGGAGCACGCCAAGGCGGAAGCCAAACGCTACGAGAAGTACGACCGTGACCCGGCTGTACGCCGCAGGTATGGCCGCGCTTGGAAGCGCATCCGCGACCGGTACATCCAGGAGCATCCGCTGTGTGAGCTGTGCCAGCGGGATGGCAGGCTGACCCCCGCCGAAGAGGTGCATCACAAGGTACCTCTCTCTGAGGGCGGCACACACGCACGGGACAACCTCGTTGCCCTCTGTAAATCCTGCCACGCCAGAATCCACGCCCAGTGCGGGGACCGCTGGCACAAGCACTGACCCGGTAGGGGGATAAAAATCTCTACAGCCTGTGGGCCGTGCAACGGGCCGGGGGTCTCGCGCACAAAATCGCGGTTTCAAAGGGGGTATATACCCCAGGCCGAGAAAGGAGGTAGCCTGTGGCCAAAGACGGTACCAACCGCGGCGGCGCCCGTGCTGGTGCCGGCGCAAAGAAGAAGCCCCTCGCCGACAAAATCGCCGAAGGCAATCCCGGCAGAAGGAAGCTGACTGTCATCGACTTTCAGGACACAGCCGATTTAGAAGGTCAGCCCATGCCGAAACCGTCAGCCATGCTGTCCGCCACCCAGAAGGATGGCAAGACGCTGGTCGCCGCCGAGGTCTATGAAAAAACCTGGACCTGGCTGGCGGAGCGGGGCTGCGCCGCTCTCGTTTCCCCGCAGCTATTGGAGCGATATGCCATGAGCGTGGCCCGCTGGATACAGTGTGAGGAGGCCATCACCGAGTACGGCTTCCTCGCCAAGCATCCCACCACGGGAAATGCGATTCAAAGTCCCTATGTGGCCATGAGCCAGAACTTCATGTCCCAGACCAACCGCCTGTGGATGGAGATCTACCAAATCGTCAAGGAGAACTGTTCCAGCGAGTACGGCGGGGCCACGCCCCAGGACGATGTGATGGAGCGGCTGCTGTCCGCTCGGAAAGGAAACTGATATGACAAAATACAAAACGGCTGAGAGCGTGCGGCGCGGTCACCCGGACAAGCTGTGCGACCTGATCGCCGACAGCATTCTGGACGAGTGCCTGCGGCACGACCGCTATTCCCGCTGTGCCTGTGAGGTCATGGCCACCAAGGGAAAAATCTTCGTCTGCGGGGAGATCACCTGCGCGGCAAAGATCAACATCCGCTCGGTGGTTCGGGACGTCCTCCGCAAGGTGGGCTACAACCCCATGAAATTCATCGCGTTCGTCTATGTCCACCGGCAGAGCGCCGACATCGCCGGCGGCGTGGATTCCGCGCTGGAGGTGCGCGGCGGCAGCGAGGATGTGTTCGCTTCCACCGGCGCCGGCGACCAGGGCACCGTGTACGGCTACGCCACCAGGGAGACCTGGACCCGTCTGCCCGTCCCGGTGGTCTTCGCAAATGAAATCTGCAAAGGGCTGGATGACGCCATGCACGATGGGACCATCCGTGGCATCGGCCCTGATGGCAAGGCCCAGGTGACCGTGGCCTATGAGGACGGGAAGCCTGTGGCTGCCAAGAACATCGTGGTGTCCGTCCAGCACGATGCGGACAAGGATCTGGAGGAGCTTCGCCGGGAGATCATCTCGGAAGTGCTGTATCCCATTCTGGACCGCTTCGACTTCCCCAAGGATGTGGAGATTCTCATCAACCCCTCCGGCAGGTTTGTGGAGGGCGGTCCCGCCGCCGACACCGGGCTGACCGGCAGGAAGCTGATGGTGGACACCTACGGCGGTCTTGCCGCCCATGGCGGCGGAGCCTTCTCCGGGAAGGACCCCACCAAGGTGGACCGCAGCGCCGCATACATGGCCAGAGCCATCGCCCGGAACGTGGTGGGCGCGTGGCTGGCGGAGGAATGCCAGGTGTCCATCTCCTACGCTATCGGCAAGGCGGAACCCACCGCTGTGGAGATCGACACCTTTGGCACCGCTAGGGTGGACGAGGATGTGATCCGGCTGGCGGTGCTGGACGTGTTTGACCTGCGCCCTGCCGCCATCATGTCCCTGCTGCATCTCCGCGCTCCCATCTATGCTGACACCGCCGCCTACGGCCACTTCAACGGCTACAAGTTCAGCTGGGAGAACCTTGACAAGACCGAGGAGCTGAGAAAGGCGGTGGAAAAGTATGCTGATTGAGCGCAAACACACCGCCGACCTCATCCCCGCCGACTACAATCCCCGCAAGGACTTAAAACCAGGTGACCCGGAATACGACAAGCTGAAACGCTCCATGGAGCAGTTCGGCTATGTGGAGCCGGTGATCTGGAACAAGGCCACCGGTCGGGTGGTGGGCGGTCACCAGCGGCTGAAGGTACTCATGGACATGGGTGTCACCGAGGTGGAGTGCGTGGTGGTGGAGATGGATGAGGAGCGGGAAAAAGCCCTCAACATCGCCCTCAACAAAATCTCCGGCGATTGGGACAAGGATAAGCTGATGCTCCTCATCTCCGACCTGCAGGGTGCCGACTTTGATGTGTCCCTCACCGGCTTTGACCCCGCCGAAATCGATGACCTCTTCAAGGACAGCTTGAAGGATGGGGTCAAGGATGATGAGTTCGATGTGGACGCCGAGTTGCAGAAGCCTACTATCACCAAGGCCGGGGATGTGTGGACGCTGGGGCGGCACCGGCTTGTCTGCGGGGACAGCACCAAGCTGGAGACCTTCGCCCTGCTGATGGACGGTCTGAAGGCCAACCTGGTCATCACCGACCCGCCCTACAATGTCAACTATGAGGGCGGCGCCGGGAAGATCAAGAACGACAACATGGAGAACGCCGCCTTCTATGACTTCCTGCTGGCAGCGTTTCAGAATACCGAGGAAGTCATGGCGGACGATGCCTCTATCTATGTGTTCCATGCGGACACCGAGGGGCTGAACTTCCGAAAGGCGTTCTCTGACGCCGGCTTCTACCTCTCCGGGACGTGCATCTGGAAAAAGCAGTCCCTGGTGCTGGGCCGTTCGCCCTACCAGTGGCAGCATGAGCCGATCCTCTTCGGCTGGAAGAAGAAAGGCAGACACCAGTGGTACACCGGGCGGAAGGAGTCCACCATCTGGGAGTTCGACAAGCCCAAGAAGAACAAGGACCACCCGACCATGAAGCCCGTCCCGCTCCTGGCCTACCCCATTCTCAATTCCTCCATGAGCAACGCCATCGTGCTGGACCCGTTCGGCGGTTCCGGCAGCACCCTCATCACCTGTGAGCAAACCGACCGCGTCTGCCGCACCATCGAGCTGGACGAAAAGTTCTGCGATGTCATCGTGAAGCGGTACATCGAGCAGGTGGGCAAGGCGGACGGTGTATCCCTCCAGCGGGACGGCCTGACCTACCGCTATGAAGAGGTGGTCGGGGACGATGCGGAAGACATCCCGTTGTTCTGAGGAGGTAAGCATGGAATCGAATACAGCTTTGACCCTCGGCAGCCTCTTCGATGGCTCCGGGGGTTTTCCTTTGGGCGGTCTGCTCTGCGGGATCACCCCGGTATGGGCTTCGGAGATCGAACCGTTCCCCATCCGGGTGACCACCAAGCGGCTTCCCTTTATGAAGCACTACGGCGACATCTCCCAGATGGATGGCGGGAAGATCGAGCCGGTGGACATCATCACCTTCGGCTCCCCCTGCACCGACATGAGCATCGCCGGACGGAGGGCCGGTCTGGACGGGAAGCAATCCGTCCTCTTTTACCAGGCCATCCGCATCATTCAGGAAATGAGGGATGCCACCCATGGCAAATATCCAAGATACCTCGTATGGGAGAACGTCCCCGGCGCGTTCAGCTCCAACCACGGGGAGGACTTCAAGGCCGTCCTCGAAGCGGTCATCGGGATCAAGGAACCGGGCGCCCAGGTGCCTATGCCTGAGAAGAACCTCTGGCCCTACGCCGACCTGTACATGGGAGAGCAGTGGAGCGTTGCGTACCGCACTCTTGACGCGCAATACTGGGGAATCCCCCAGCGAAGACGCCGCATCTTCCTTGTCGCAGATTTTGCAGGCTGGGGTGCCGGACAAGTACTATTTGAGTCCGAAGGCCTGTCAGGGTATTCTGCGGAGGGCTTCCGTGCGTGGCAAAGAGCTGCCAGAGATCCTGCGGCTGGCTCTGGAGCGGCAGGCCTCTGCCTGAACGACCAGGGCGGGAACTGCATGGACGTGTCCAGCGGAGTCGCCGCCACGCTCCGGGCGGAACACCATGGGCATCCGCCCTGTGTGTTGGACGCCGCTGGCTTCTGCACCGAACACTCGGCGGACAGCCGAGGCATCGGTTTTGAGCCGGAACGCGCACCCACGCTCCGGGCCGGCGTGGTTCCCGCCGCGATCGCATTGGAGAGCCACCCCATCGACAGCCGCATCAAGATTGCCGATGACGGTACCATTCAGACGCTGACCTCCCGCATGGGGACGGGCGGCATGAATGTGCCGCTGGTACTCAAGATCCGCTCCGGCTGCGAGGGCGGCGGGAAAGGGCCGCTCATCCAGGAGGACAAGTCCGCTACGCTGGGGTGCAACAACGATCAGACCCTCTTCGAACCTGTGGCCTTTGGCATCTCCTCCGACCAGTCCAAGGCCATGCTCTCCAGCAATCCCCACGCCGGCATCTACAAAGCCCGGACATCCCGCACCCTGGACACCGGAGGTGGGAACCCCGGATGCAATCAAGGCGGGATTGCCGTGGTCACACAGGAGAAGTCCTACGCCATGACCATGAACAGCTATGTCCAGGTCGAGGAGGAAAAGGCGCCGGCGTTGCTCTCAAGGGATTACAAAGACCCCACCGCTGTGAACAGCGGCTACACCGTGCGGCGGCTGACCCCCACCGAATGCGCCCGGCTGCAGGGCTTCCCGGACTGGTGGTGCGCTGGCCTGGAAACCCCGGAGCCGACCATGGAGAACATCGTGTTCTGGACGGAGGTCTGGGAAACACACCGCAGAGCCGTGAATCCCTCCGTGAAGCCCAAGACGGAGCGGCAGATCGTCAAGTGGCTGAAAGCCCCGTACTCCGATGCGGCGGAGTACAAGATGTGGGGCAACGGCGTGGCGCTGCCCTGCGTCTGGTTCGTCCTCTCCGGCATTGTGTTCAGTACACAATTATCTCCTGCGTAATTCTACAATCCCAGGTCTCTATTCGACTTGATATTTGGGGGCCGCAGAGCGAATATGTGACTACCAAAAATCAAGGAGGAATGAGAAATGACCCTGCGATACAACCTAACCGGTGCCGACCGCAAACGGCTGGTGAATGCCATCAGCGAGATTACCGGCGTCCCTGCTAAATACCTGGGCGCGCCCAGCTTCGCCTACCAGGTGGACTACTTCACCATCGACCGCAACGGTGTCGTTACCTTTGATGACCGTGCCGACAGCGAGGAGATCGAGAACCTCATCGAAACGCTGGACAGCCAGGGTTTCACCGCCGAGCCGCAAGAGGTCGAGGCATCCGAGACTGTAGAACCATCTCCCTCCGAAGTGGACGGGCTTTGCATCTCCATGCCCACCAGCCTGTTCTCCGAAACGGCGCTGCAAAACCTCAAGGACATCACGGCTGCGAAGGGCAGCCTGATCCGCAAAGCCCTGGGGGTGGAGGAACTGCCCATCGAAGTCGGCGAGACGAAGGTCTCCTTCCCCTGGTTTGCCGGAACGCCCACGCCGGAGGAGGTCAAGGCCTACGACCACTTCATCTGCGCCCTGTGCGAGATGGCCAGGAACCAAAAGCGTATCACTGCCAAGGAACGGGACACCGGGAACGACAAGTACGCCTTCCGCTGCTTTCTCCTCCGATTGGGCTTCATTGGCCCGGAGTACAAGCAGGAGCGCAAGATCCTCCTGCGGAATCTGACCGGCAGCTCCGCTTTCAAAGCGGTACCCCAGAAGGAGGTGGCGGACGATGCGGCTCCCGAGTAAAGAAACACTGGCGCTCCTCCGTTCCCGCTACCCCAAGGGTGCACGGGTGGAACTCGTCCGCATGGACGATCCCCAGGCTCCGCCCGTTGGCACAAAGGGCACGGTGCTGGGTGTGGACGATGTGGGGAGTATCCTTGTGGCATGGGACAACGGCAGTGGCCTGAACGTGGCCTTTGGCGAAGATATCTGCCACAAGATTGGGGAATAAGGCGCTGTAAGATACACAGTTTTCCGACCACAAGATCGTGTAGTTTATGGCTCAGATAATCCTGGATATAGTGTACCTTCAGAGGTAATATGACACTACCGAAAGGGAAAACAACACCAACCAGGAGGCAGAACCATGAACGAGAAAACGAGAATCCAAATCGAGGAAATGAAGAAGCAGACCATCGGGGTCGAGGTCGAGATGAACAACATCGACCGCAGCCGGGCGGCAAAAGTCGCCGCCGAGTTCTTTGGCACCGGGCGCTATGAGAACACCGCCCACCGCAACGGGTACAGCACCTGGAGCGCATGGGACAGCCAGGGACGCGAATGGAAATTCCAGAAGGACGTTTCCATTTCCGGCCCGGACAGCGAAAAATGTGAGCTGGTCACCCCGATCCTGACCTACGCCGACATGGAAACCCTGCAGGAGATGATTCGCCGACTCCGCAAGGCGGGTGCCAAGAGCGACTCCACCAGGGGCTGCGGAGTTCACATCCATATCGGCGCCAAGGGCCACACCCCGCAGACCCTGCGCAACCTGGCCAACATCATGGCAAGCCACGAGAGTCTGCTGGCCGAAGCCCTCAACCTCGACCATTACCGCATGAGCCGGTACTGCCGCACGGTTGACCCCCGCTTCCTGGAACAGCTCAACCGCAGGAAGCCCACCACCATGGCCGACCTTGCCGACATTTGGTATGGGAGCCAGGGCGCCAACTACGGCAGAAGCCACCATTACAATGACAGCCGCTACCATATGCTCAACCTCCACGCCACCTTCACCAAGGGCACGGTCGAGTTCCGGCTTTTCCAATTCGATGCCCCCGCGGACGGAAAACGCAACGGCCTTCACGCCGGCCAGTTGAAGAGCTACATCCAGCTTTGCCTGGCGCTCAGCCAGATGGCCAAGACGGTGCGCACTGCCAGCCCCAAGCCCCAGCAGAACGAGAACCCCAAATACGCCATGCGCACCTGGCTCCTCCGCCTGGGCTTCATTGGCGAGGAGTTCGAAACCGCACGAGACATCCTGACCCGCCGCCTTTCCGGTGACGCAGCCTTCCGCAACGGCAGAGCCGCTGCTTGAAGGACGCCGCCCAGAGGCCCCCGAACCCGCTGACGCGGGCTTTCGGTGGTAGAAGGGGTACGCTACCCCGGAAAGGAAGGTTCACGGAATGAAAAGATACTACATTGCCTACGGGAGCAACCTCAACGTCCAGCAGATGCGCTGGCGCTGCCCTGGGGCGCGGATCATCGGCACCTCGGAACTGCAGGACTACCGGCTCCTGTTCAAAGGGAGCAAGACTGGCTCCTATCTCACGGTCGAGCCGGAGAAGGGATGCACGGTCCCCGTTGTGGTCTGGGAGGTCACCGACCAGGATGAGCTGGCACTGGACCGCTACGAAGGGTACCCCAGCTTCTACTACAAAACCGAGATGACGCTGGATGTCAAAGGCATCCGCACCGGCAAGCTCCGGCGCAGGAGGGCTTTCGTGTACATCATGCGAGAGGAACGGCCCTACGGCATTCCCGCCAGCAGCTACTTGAGCATCTGCGGCCAGGGCTACCGGTTCTTCGGATTCCCCGTTGAAAAGCTCCTGGAAGCCCGCCGGTACAGCAGAGAAAGGATGAAGTCCCATGAAGGAAGATAACGTTACCCGCCTGGCGATCTGCCCACGCTGCGGCCAGCCCTACTACGAACCTCCGGCGCTTTCCCGGCTGGACAACGAGACCCTCATCTGCCCGGACTGCGGCACATGGGAGGCGCTGGACAGCATTGGCGTTTCGCCGGAGGAGCAGGACTCCATTATCCAGACCATCCACCGCTGTCTGAGGTCGGAATGAAGCTGTAAAACACACAATATCTGACCGCCATGTTTGTGTAGTATATTCCTCCGAATTGACTTGCTATTATTCGCTTTTAGAGCGAATATGTACACACCGAAAGGGAAAACACCACTTTTCAGGAGGAATTCAAAATGATGAAAGCATGGCAGATTCGAGAGAACTTTGAACTGATTGACCGCATTGCGATCAGCCGCCGCACCTTTGAGGAACTGTTCACCCACACCAAGGAGCGCATCGAGTTCACCTTCAACGGCTGGGACGGCAAGTCTTACAACGGCGAAAGCCGGGTGGCCCGCGTCTACCGCAGCAACCTTCCCGGCTATGAGGATTGCATTTTCGTCAAGGTCGGCAAGGCCCTCCACTACATCGACACCGAAGACCAGGTGGTCAACAAGCTGACTGGCGAAGCCCACCCCACAGCGGGCTGGCTGGTCGATGTCCTCAAGGGATGATTTCCCGTAAGCTGCACAGTTTCACCTGAAAAGGTTTGTGTAGTATATTTCGAGAAATCGCTTGCTAATATCCGCCTTTAGAGCGAATATGTGTACACCGAAAGGGAAAACACCACTGAATTGGAGGACACGAACATGAAAAAGACCACTGACCAGAAGGCTGCGACCTACCGCCTGCCTGAAACCGCCACCCCGGAAAACCTGGAAATGAAGCTGATGAACAACCTGGGTACCATCCTTACCTTTGGAGACCGCATCCTCGCCGCCGGGTACTTCTACGATCCCAACGGGCGCAGCTACTACGGCGCTGTGTACCGGTTCACCACCGAGGATCACACCTGCGAAGGCGAAATCAAGCTGGTCAGCGTTTCGGATGAGACCTTCATCGACAACGGGCACGCCATGGCCTGGGCGATGAGCAAGGCGAACTAAAACAACCACGACATAACACCCTACAGGGATGGAGCCGGAAGGCTCTGTTCCTCGTTACAGCCGCGAAGGGCTGTTTTTTTATGCTCATTTTACGGAGGTGACGGACATTAGAAAGCTCAAGAAATACACCCCCACACCCTTTATGGCCAAGGGGTCCCACTACGACAAAGCCCTGGCGGACTATGCCGTCAGCTTCATCCAATGTCTCTGCCACACCAAAGGCACCTGGGCGGGAAAGCCCTTCGAGCTGATCGACTGGCAGGAACGCATCATCCGCGACCTGTTCGGCGTGGTCAAAGAGAACGGCTATCGGCAGTTCAACACCGCCTACATCGAAATCCCCAAGAAAATGGGAAAATCGGAGCTGGCCGCTGCGGTGGCACTTCTGCTCACCTGCGGGGACGGTGAGGAGCGCGCCGAGGTGTATGGCTGCGCCGCCGACCGCCAGCAGGCGTCCATCGTTTTTGAGGTGGCGGCGGATATGGTGAAGATGTGTCCGGCGCTCTCCAAGCGGGTCAAGATCCTTGCTTCTCAGAAGCGCATTGTCTACCATCCAACCAACAGCTTCTACCAGGTGCTCTCGGCGGAGGCCTACTCCAAGCACGGCTTCAACATCCACGGCGTGGTTTTTGATGAGCTGCACACCCAGCCAAACCGAAAGCTCTTTGACGTCATGACAAAGGGTTCCGGGGACGCCCGGATGCAGCCCCTCTACTTCCTGATCACCACGGCAGGGACGGATACCCGCTCGATCTGCTACGAGACACACCAGAAGGCCAAGGACATCCTGGAAGGCCGGAAAATCGACCCCACCTTCTACCCGGTTATCTACGGAGCCGATGAGGGGGATGACTGGACAGACCCCAAGGTGTGGAAAAAGGCCAACCCCTCCCTCGGCATCACGGTGGGCATCGACAAGGTCAAAGCGGCCTGTGAGTCCGCCAAGCAGAACCCCGCCGAGGAAAACAGCTTCCGCCAGCTCCGGCTGAACCAGTGGGTCAAACAGGCGGTGCGCTGGATGCCCATGGAGAAATGGGACCGCTGCGCCTTTGCTGCCTCGGAGGACGCTCTGGAAGGCCGGGTCTGCTACGGCGGTCTGGATCTGTCCAGCACTACGGATATCACCGCCTTTGTGCTGGTCTTCCCGCCGCTGGACGAGGAGGACAAATACACCGTGCTGCCTTACTTCTGGATACCGGAAGACAACATCGACCTGCGCGTCCGCCGCGACCATGTGCCTTACGATGTCTGGGAGCGGCAGGGGTACCTCCAAACCACGGAGGGAAATGTAGTTCACTACGGCTACATCGAAAAGTTCATCGAGCGGTTGGGAGAGCGGTTCAACATCCGGGAGATTGCCTTCGACCGGTGGGGCGCTGTGCAGATGGTGCAGAATCTGGAGGGTATGGGCTTCACGGTGGTTCCCTTCGGACAGGGCTTCAAGGATATGTCCCCACCCACCAAGGAGCTGATGAAGCTGGTGCTGGAGGAACGTATCGCCCATGGCGGTCACCCCGTCCTCCGCTGGATGATGGACAACATCTACATCCGCACCGACCCGGCGGGGAACATCAAGCCGGACAAGGAAAAATCTACAGAAAAAATCGATGGCGCCGTTGCCACCGTTATGGCCCTTGATCGGGCCATCCGATGCGGCAACGACACCAGCGAGTCGGTCTATGACAGCAGAGGGCTGCTGTTTTTATAAATCTCCTGTTAGCGAAATTCTGATGTCAATTCTGAGGTGTAATCCCGTACTCGATGCCACTGGTTCTTAAAACGGAAGTACAGCTCACCATCGATTTCCTTCATGGGGCAGGTATACCTGCGTCCCATGTTCGTTATTTGAACCCAGTCACAGGCGTAGTTGATACAAAGCACCAACATGGCTGATCACTCCGTTTCGATTACTTCATAATCGGGGTCTTCATAATCCTCCAGCGGGTAGTCACCTGGGTTAGACATATAAAGCGTCTCCGCACCTTCCCGTGAACAGGAGATCATGTAGTCCCCATACTCTTTTGCCTCCTCCTCGGAATCGAAGAGTTCATCCTCTTCCTCCTCGGTACCATCTGGGTATTTCATAAGGAGTTTGAATTTACGACCAGAGTCATCACCCAGGGATTCCGGCTCAAAGTCATCTGTCGATTCATCAGAGTCGCTGGTTCCCTTTGTAGCCAAGTATGCAGCGCCCACCGCTACACCGATAATGCCGACAATTTTTGCCCCAGCTTTTAGGCGTTCCATCCACTTGGCTTTGCGTTTTTCACGGCAATCGGGGCAGAGCTTCTGTTTTGTACCCGGCTCAAGCACTGCACCACAGTCGCGGCAAACAACAGCGTGAGTTGTTTCCTCTGGCAAAGGTTCAATAGGTGTCACCTGGAGACTCTCAGCATTGAATGCCCCAATGGGGTATTCACTAATATATCCAGACACTGTGAAGGATCGACCGCAGCTATGGCACTGACACTCAACATTCTCAAATTCGTAAACTACCTCATCGCCCATCTGCCGTTCGGAAGTAGAAACAGTCCCTTCATCTTCTAGGTCGATGCGATTTTTTGCTTTGCAATAGGGGCATTCAACAGCGCGCTGTAGACTAATGCGATCATCTTCCCACGATGTGTCATCCCCAATTTCTTCTGCCGCCTGCTGGAGTTTCACCTTTTCACAGTACTCCTGCAGAGCTTTTCTAAAGATTTCAGACTTGGGAACGCCAGTCGCATTGCTGGCAAAAGCAAGCATTTCATCCTCTTTATCATTGAGACGGACACGGTATTGCTTTTCACGGCTGTCTTCCTTCTTTGGCCTACCAAGCATTTTTATCATCTCCTTGTTCCATTATTGGATATCCATTTTTGTTCTACCCTTAGAATACACCATCAAAATGCTCCTGTCAAGTATTTGGATATCCAAAAATAAAAGAGAAAGTGAGGTCAAGCCTATGGGCATCTTTTCCGGCTTGTTCAAATCCCGTGACAAGCCCCAGAACCGGACATCCGGCAGCGGGTACAGCTTCTTCTTCGGCGGCTCCACCGCCGGCAAGAACGTCAACGAGCGTTCCGCCATGCAGATGACCGCCGTGTACTCCTGCGTCCGCATCCTGGCGGAAGCGGTGGCGGGTCTGCCGCTGCACCTCTACCGCTACAAGGAGGATGGCGGCAAGGAAAAGGCGCTGGACCATCCGCTCTATAATCTTCTCCACGATGAGCCGAACCCGGAGATGAGTTCCTTCGTATTCCGGGAGACGCTCATGACCCATCTGCTCCTGTGGGGCAATGCTTACGCCCAGATCATCCGCAACGGCAAGGGCGAGGTCATCGCCCTCTATCCGCTGATGCCAAACCGCATGGTGGTGGACAGGGACACTAAGGGCCGGCTCTACTACCAGTACACCACCAGCACCGAGGATGCTCCTACCATGAAGGGCGTTACCGTCAACCTGCCGCCCTCGGATGTGCTGCACATCCCCGGCTTGGGCTTTGACGGGCTGGTGGGCTACAGCCCCATTGCCATGGCCAAGAACGCCATCGGCATGGCGATTGCCTGTGAGGAATACGGGGCTAAGTTCTTCGCCAACGGCGCGGCTCCCGGCGGTGTGCTGGAACATCCCGGCACCATCAAAGACCCCCAGCGGGTGCGGGAGAGCTGGCAGTCCACCTTCGGCGGCAGCGGCAACAGCAACAAGATCGCCGTGCTGGAGGAGGGCATGAAGTACACGCCCATCGGCATCTCGCCGGAACAGGCGCAGTTTTTGGAGACGCGAAAATTCCAAGTCAATGAGATCGCTCGAATTTTCCGAGTGCCGCCCCACATGGTAGGCGACCTGGAAAAGTCGAGCTTTTCTAATATTGAGCAGCAGTCTCTGGAGTTCGTGAAATACACGCTGGACCCCTGGGTGATCCGCTGGGAGCAGACCATTCACCGGTCGCTCCTGCTGCCAGATGAGAAATCGCAGTATTTCGTGAAGTTCAATCTGGAGGGCCTGCTTCGCGGCGACTATCAGAGCCGCATGAACGGGTATGCCATCGGTCGGCAGAACGGCTGGATGTCTGCCAACGACATCCGGGAACTGGAGAACCTCGACCGCATCCCTGCCGAAGAGGGCGGCGACCTATACCTGATCAACGGCAATATGCTCCCGCTCAAGGACGCGGGGGCTTTTGCAAATACCGAATCCAACGATGACGGAAAGGAGGAAAATGCCGATGAAGAAGTTTTGGAAGTGGAAGAATCAAGCCCAGACGGAGACGGCTCCGGCGGAACGGACGCTGTATCTGAACGGCACCATCGCCGAGGAAAGCTGGTTTGACGATGACGTCACGCCCCAGCTTTTCAAGGAGGAGCTGATGGCCGGAGACGGGAACATCACCGTCTGGATCAATTCTCCCGGCGGCGACTGTGTGGCGGCGGCTCAAATCTACAATATGCTGATGGACTACCCCCACGATGTGACCGTGAAGATCGATGGCATTGCGGCGTCCGCCGCATCCGTCATCGCCATGGCGGGCACCAGGGTCCTCATGTCCCCGGTGTCCATGCTCATGATCCACAACCCCATGACTGTTGCCATGGGCGACACCGGCGAGATGCAGAAGGCCATTGAGATGCTCTCCAGCGTCAAGGACTCCATCATCAACGCCTACGAGATCAAGACCGGCCTGTCCCGCGCCAAGCTCTCCCACCTCATGGACGCCGAGACCTGGATGGACGCCGGAAAGGCGGTAGAGCTGGGCTTCGCCGATGAGGTGATGAAGCGCCCTGTCGAAACCGAGGATATGGAACCCCCGGCGGTTACCATGCTGTATTCCAAGGCGGCGGTGGTCAATTCCCTCATGGACAAGATCGCCGAGAAATGCAAAACCAACCGACTCGCCCCCAAGGCGGAACCCAAGGGCCGCTCTGTAGACGATCTCTACGAGCGGCTCAATCTTTTGAAACATTAAAGGAGGAAAACTACCATGACTATTTTGGAACTGCGTGAGAAGCGCGCCAAGGCCTGGGACGCTGCCAAGGCTTTCCTGGACTCCCACCGCACCGACAAGGGCACCCTGTCCGCCGAGGATGACGCCACCTACTCCCGCATGGAGCAGGACATCTCCGATCTGGGCAAGGAGATCGCCCGGATGGAGCGCCGCGAAGCTCTGGACGCCGAGCTGAACAAGCCGGTCAGCCAGCCCATCACCGGCAAGCCCGCCGGCGACCAGCAGACCGAGAAGAAGGGCCGTGCTTCCGATGAGTACAAGCGGAACTTCTGGAACGCCATGCGTCTGCAGGGCAACCCCTACGAGATCCGTAATGCCCTGCAGGAAGGCACCGACAGCGAGGGCGGTTACCTGGTGCCGGACGAGTATGAGCGCACCCTGGTGCAGGCTCTGGAGGAAGAAAACGTGTTCCGCCGCCTGGCCAAGGTCATCCAGACCTCCAGCGGCGACCGCAAGATCCCCATTGTGACCAGCCACGGCTCCGCTGCCTGGTTGGATGAGGAGGACGCCCTCACCGAGAGCGATGAGGTGTTCGGTCAGACCTCTCTGTCCGCCTACAAGCTGGGTACCTTCCTGAAGGTGTCCGATGAGCTGCTCAATGACAGTGTGTTCGATCTGCCCTCGTATATCTCCACCGAGTTTGCCCGCCGCATCGGCGCCAAGGAGGAGGAAGCCTTCTTCGTGGGCGATGGCAGCGGCAAGCCCACCGGCATCTTTGCGGCCACCGGCGGCGCACAGACCGGTGTTACCGCCGCCAGCTCCACCGCCATCACTGCCGATGAGCTGATCGACCTGTTCTATTCTCTGAAGTCCCCCTATCGCAGAAAGGCGGTTTGGGTGATGAACGACTCCACGGTCAAGGCCATCCGCAAGCTGAAGGACAACCAGGGCCAGTATCTGTGGCAGCCTTCCCTCACGGCTGGGGCTCCCGATACCATCCTGAACCGTCCGGTCTACACCTCTTCCTATGTACCCGCTATCGCCGCCGGCGCCAAGACCATCGCCTTCGGTGATTTCAGCTACTACTGGATCGCCGACCGCCAGGGCCGCTCCTTCAAGCGCCTGAACGAGCTGTTCGCCACCACCGGCCAGGTGGGCTTCATGGCCACCCAGCGCGTGGACGGTAAGCTGATCCTGTCGGAAGCCATCAAGGTTCTGGCGCAGAAGGCGTCTGCTTAAGGAAAAGGCGGTGGTGATGATGGACGAGCTTTTGCAGAAGGTCAAGAAAAACCTCATCCTGGAGCATGACGCCGATGACAAGCTGCTGGAACGCTTCATCACCGCCTCCATCTCCTATGCGGAGAGTTACCAGCACATTGCGGCGGGCTACTACCAGGAGCACCCCATGCCGCCCACCACTGAACAGGCCGTCATCATGCTGTCATCCCACTTCTACGAGTCCAGGGATGGCAGCACGGGCGGCTTTTTCGCAGATAACGTACAGGCCGGCCAGCAGGTGTGGAACACCGTGAATCTGCTTCTCCGGCTTGACCGGGAATGGAAGGTGTGAGAATGTCCTTTGGGAAGATGAACACCTTTATTGACCTGGTGAAAAAGGAAGTCTCTGTGGATGCGGAGGGCTTCAAATTCGAAAAGGAGGTCACCCTGGCCTCCGTCCGGGCATACCGGGAAGGAAGGCACGGGAGCGAGAGATGGGCAAACATGGCGGCTTTTTCGGAAGCCACCGACCTGTTCCGCTTCCGGGTCATCCCCGGTGTATCCGTCACCACTGACCTGGCGCTCCTCTGCGATGGCGACCGCTTCGAGATCACCTCTGTGGAGGATGTGAAAGGCCGGGGGATGTATCTGGAGGTCATGGCAAAGGTGGTGAATCCCGGTGGCTAAGGTGAAAGTGGAAATGCCGGAGGAGTTCCTCCGCAAGCTGTCCCTTCTGGGCAGCAAAACGGACGAGATCGCCGGTCGTGTCCTGGAAGCCGGCGGCGAGGTCGTTCTGACAAAGGTGCGCAGCAACCTCTCCTCCGTCATTGGAAGCGGGACAAAATATGACTCTCGCTCCACCGGTGAGCTGGAACGTTCCCTGGGCCTGACCCCGCCGCTGGTGGACAGGGACGGAAACCACAACATCAAGGTCGGCTTTGCCGAGCCGCGTTCCGATGGCGGCAGCAACGCCAGGCTGGCCAATATCATCGAATACGGCAAGAGCGGTCAACCGGCGAAGCCCTTTCTCAAACCCGCACAGACCTCGTCCCGGAAGGCCTGTACCAGCGCCATGATCCGTAAGCTGGAAGAGGAGGTGGAGAAGCTGTGAGTCTGCTCTCTGAATTGAAGGCCGTGGCGGATGCCTGCGCCATTCCGGTGGAGACCGGCGTCTTTTCCGGCGTGCCGCCCGACCTATACCTGGTCATCACGCCCATGGCGGACACCTTCGAGCTTCATGCCGATGATTCCCCAGGGTACGACACCCAGGAGGCGCGGCTTTCCCTATTCGCGAAGGGTAGCTACACCGCCATCAAAGACACGCTGGTCCGCGCCCTGCTGGGTGCGGATTTTTGCATTACCGACCGCCGGTACATCGCCCACGAGGACGATACCGGCTTTCATCACTACGCCATTGACGTGGCGAAAACCTATGAAATGGAGGAATGAGATATGGCTACAATTGGCTTAGACAAGCTGTACTATGCCAAAATCACCGAGGACGCTTCGGGCAACGAGACCTACGGCGACCCCCAGCCCCTGGCAAAGGCCATGACCGCCGAGCTTTCGGTGGAGCTGGCGGAGGCCACGCTGTATGCGGACGATGGCGCTGCCGCCGTGGTCAAAGAGTTCCAGAGCGGCACCCTGACCCTGGGCGTGGATGACATTGGCGTTACCGTTGCCCAGGACTTGACCGGCGCAACCATTGATGGGAACAAGGTGCTGGTTTCCACCAGTGAGGACGGCGGCACCCCTGTGGCCGTGGGCTTCCGCGCCAAGAAGGCCAACGGCAAGTACCGCTACTTCTGGCTCTACAGGGTAAAGTTTGGCATCCCCGCCACCAACCTCACCACCAAGGGCGAGAGCATTGAATTTTCCACCCCTTCCATCGAAGGCACCGTGACCCGCCGCAACAAGGTGGACGGTCAGGGTAAGCACCCCTGGAAGGCGGAGGTCTCCGAGGACGATACCGGCGTGCTGCCCGCCACCATCTCCGGCTGGTACGAAGAGGTGTATGAGCCGGACTACAGCACGTTGGAAACCGCGTAAGGAGGGCTGACCCATGAGCAAGGAGCGAAGCGCCGCCATCACCATCGGCGGCAAAGAGTATGAGCTGGTGCTCACCACCCGCGCCACCAAGGAGATCGCAGGACGCTACGGCGGTTTGGAGAACCTGGGCGACAGGCTGATGAAGTCCGAGAATTTTGAAATGGCGCTTGATGAGATCATCTGGCTTATCACCCTGCTGGCCAATCAGAGCGTGCTGATCCACAACCTTCAGCACCCGGAGGACAAAAAGGAGCCGCTGACCCAGGACGCCGTGGAGCTGTTAACCTCTCCCTTCGAGCTGGCTGGGTACAAGGAAGCCATCATGGAAGCCATGTACAAGGGCACCAAGCGGAATATCGAAAGCGAGATGGACTCAAAAAACGTGGAAGTCGGGTAACAGACGCCGAGCTGTTTACCCGGCTTTTCTATTACGGCACCGCTCAGCTGGGCTTTACCCCGGAGCAAACCATGCTCCTGCCCTTTGGCCTGTTGCTGGATCTGTGGGAGTGCCACAAGCAGTTCCTCGGTCTGGCGAAGCCCAAGCGGGAGCTGTCCATTGACGATGTGATTCCCTACGGGATTTGAAGGAGGTGACCACGGATGGCGGATAACTTTGGCCTGAAAATCGGGCTGGAGGGCGAAAAGGAATTCAAGAAGGCGCTGGCGGACATCAACCAGTCCTTCAAAGTCCTCGGCTCTGAAATGAAGGTCGTGCAGTCCCAGTTTGACAAAAACGATGACTCCGTGGAAGCCCTCACCGCCCGGAACCAGGTGCTGGGCAAGGAGATCGATGCCCAGAAGAAGAAAATCGAGACCCTGCGCAAGGCGCTGGAGAACGCTTCCACTTCCTTTGGTGAGAACGACCGGCGCACCCAGCAGTGGCAGATCCAGCTCAACAACGCCCAGGCCGCTCTGAACAACATGGAGCGGGAGCTTGACCAGAACCAGAGGGCCATCGACTCCATGGGCGATGAGATGCGGGATGCCGCCCAGCAGACGGACAAGTTCGGGGATGAGATCGATGACGCAGCCGACAAGACTGACAAGGCTTCCGGCAAGCTGGAGAAGGTCGGCTCCGTCCTCAAAGGTCTGGCGGTCACGGCGGGTGCCGCTGTTGCCACCGCCGGAGCTGCCCTTACCGGGCTGACCAAGAGCTTCCTCAACCTGGCGGAATCCACGCGGGAATACCGGGAGGACCAGGCTAAGCTGGACGCTGCCTTCATCACCGCCGGCTTTACGGCGGAACAGGCCGGTGAAGCCTACACCGGCTTCTATGCCATCCTGGGCGAAGAGGATCGCAGTGTGGAAGCGGTCAACCACCTCGCCAAGCTCTGCTCCACCGAGGAAGAGCTGGCGCAGTGGACGGACATTGCCGCTGGCGTGTGGGCCACCTTCGGAGACAGCCTTCCCATCGAAGGTTTGACCGAAGCCGCCAATGAGACCGCCAAGACCGGCACCATCACCGGCCAGCTGGCGGACGCGCTGAACTGGGCCGGCGTCAATGAGGAAGCCTTCCAGTCGGCGCTGGATGGCTGCAATTCCGAGCAGGAACGCGCCGCGCTCATCACCGATACCCTCAACGGCCTGTACCAGGAAGCGGCGGAAAACTACAAAACCCTCAACGGTGATGTGATGGAAGCCCAGCGCGCCCAGGCGCTTCTTACCGACGCCTACGCCCAGCTGGGCGCTATCGCGGAACCCATCATGACCACGCTGAAGACCATGGCGGCGGATGTTCTCACCGCCATGATTCCCTTCGTGTCCCTCATGGGCGAGGGGCTGCAGGGCGTGCTGAACGGTACCGCCGGCGCCGCCGAGACTTTTGCCGAGGGCATCTCCGGCCTGGTGAACGTACTCATGGAGAAGCTCTTCACCATTGTGCCGGTCATCGGGGAAGCCATCCTCGCCAGTCTTCCGGTACTGCTGGAAGCTGGGGTGAATATCATCGCAACCCTTGTCACGGGCATTGTGAACGCGCTACCCCAACTGGCCGCAGCCGCCCTGTCCATCGTTCTCCAGCTGGTCACCAGCCTGACCGAGCTGGCGCCACAGCTTTTACAGGCCGCGATGCAGGTGGTGGCGACCCTGGCTTCCGGCATCGCTTCCGCACTGCCTCAGCTGGTTCCCACCATTGTACAGATGGTGGTGCAGATCTGCCAGACCCTTATCGCCAATCTGCCCCTCATTCTGGACGCGGCTCTGCAGCTGGTCACGGGGCTGGCCCAGGGCATCCTCAACGCCCTGCCGGTGCTCATCGCGGCTTTGCCGGAGATCATCAACGGAATTGTGACCTTCCTGCTGAACTCCATCCCCCAGATCATCGAGACGGGCATCCAGCTTCTGACCTCGCTGGTGGCGGCTCTGCCGGAGATCATCACCGCCATTGTCGCAGCCATCCCGCAGATCATCGAGGGGATCATCACAGCCGTATTAAACTCCATCCCGCAGATCATCCAGGCTGGCATCGACCTGCTGGTGTCGCTCATCCAGGCGCTGCCCCAGATCATCACCACCATCGTGGCGGCTATCCCGCAGATCATCACCGGCATCGTGAACGCCCTCATCAACAGCATCCCTCAAATCATCCAGGCGGGTGTAGAACTGCTGGTGTCCCTGATTGCGAATCTCCCGACCATCATTGTGGAGATCGTAAAGGCGGTTCCGCAGATCATTACGGGGATTGTATCGGCCCTCAGCCAGGGCGTTTCCCAGATCGCCGAGGTGGGCGCCAACTTGGTGCGCGGCCTGTGGCAGGGCATCCAGTCCCTCGCCGGGTGGCTGTGGGACAAGGTGTCCGGCTGGATTTCCTCCATCTGGGACGGAATCTGCGACTTCTTCGGCATTGCTTCTCCTTCCAAAGAAATGGGCTGGGTGGGGCAAATGCTGGTGGAAGGCCTTGCCGGTTCTCTGGACTCAAACGGCAAACGGGCCGTCCAGTCTGCGAGGCGGCTGGCAAATGATGTGAGCGGCGTTATGCGGAATCTCTCCGCAGACATGGCCGCAGCCATTCCCAGCCATATTGACGTGAACACCTCCGTCCGCAGCCTCTCCGCCCCCGCTCCCGCTTCCCATGGGCAGGCGTTCAACGTCACCATCCCGCTGACCATAGACGGAACCGTTCTGGCCCGGATTCTGGCAGAAATCCAGTGGACGCAGAACGCAGTGTATGTCCGCAACCTTGGCATGGCTTAAAGGAGGATTCTGATGGCGATTGAAATTCTAAAAGACGGGGCGGTTGTCCGCACCATTACCCATGTCCTCACCGCTTCTCTCTGCGACAAGCTGGATGGGACGCTGACCTTTGACTTTACCGCCCTGCAAAAGGGAGAACCGCCCATCCTCCCCGGCATGACTGCCAAATATGACGGGCAGTATTACAGCATTGTCCGGGTGAAGCGCGGCTTTTCCTCCGGACTGGAAATCAGCGCGGTTTCCTGTGAGCACATTTCCTACATCTTAAACAACGAGCAGTACAATCTCGTCACCTTTGTCTTTGAAGGGTATCCGGCGGAAGGCTTGCGGGAGCTTCTGCAAAATACCCCCTTCACCGCTGGGGTTGTGGAACCCGCTGCCATGGTGGAATGTACTTTCACAGATGAAAGTCCCTTGAACCGGCGGTCTGCCCTGATGCGCTTTGCCGATGCCTGCGGCGGGGAGTTGGAATTTGACGGGTATTCCGTCCATATCCGCACCCACCGGGGCGGCACGGAAAGAAAGCTCCTGATGGATGGGAAAAACGTCACCTCCCTTTCCGCCACCTTTGATTCCCGGAAGGCCGCCCAAGCCTATGAGGTGCAGCTGTTCAAGCGGGTAGATCTGTCGGTGGGCGATGAGGTGCGGATCGTCTACCATCCGCTGTCCATCCAGGTGGACACCCGCATTGTGGGGCTGACCTATAACCCCTTTGACCGGTACACCGTCCGGGTGGAGGTGGGCGATTATGTACCCAACCTGCTGGCGGCGGAAACGGAGCGTCTGGAAGGAATCCGGCAGGAGTTCCGGGCCGCCAACGGACGGATGGAATCCATCATCCAATCGGTGGAAGGGGATTTGTCGGAGCTGACCCAAACGGTCAGCGGCTTTGATTTGCGGATTCAAAACGCAGAAGATTCCGTGGCGGAGCTTTCCCTGACAGTGGGCGGCTTTGACACCCGTATTTCCAACGCGGAAGGAAGCGTTTCCGAGCTTTCTCAAACGGTAGGCGGTTTTGACACCCGCATCACCAACGCAGAAGGGGCGGTTTCCGAACTTTCGCAGACGGTGGGCAGCTTTTCTTCCCGCATCAGCGACGCGGAAGGCAATGCCTCCGAAGCCCTGCAAACGGCCGACAAAATCAACTGGATTGTAAAATCCGGTACATCTGCCTCCAACTTTACCCTGACCGACCGGGCCATCAGCTTGGTGGCGGACAACATTGATTTGGACGGCTATGTGACCTTTACCAACCTGAAAACCTCCGGCCAGACGGTCATCAACGCGGGCAACATTACCACCGGCACCATTGACGCCAGCAGGGTGAACGTCACCAACTTACAGATCAACAATGTGAAATACGGGACTTATCCCATCATCACCTGCTCCGGAAGTTACGGCAACCCCACAGTGGCGGTGGGCAAGGATCAAAATTCCAGCTCGGTCAATCCCAACAGGCTGACCATTTACGGCACCACCATCAATGTGGGGGATGAAACCAGCACCCTGTACACCGTCAATGTCAAGGCGGGGTATGTAAAACTTATCTGCGGCAGCTATGTCAATATTGGGACATCCAGCTATTACGCCGTTATGAACAGCAGCCGGGAGTTCCGGCCAAGCTCCTCCAGCTCATCTTATCCCTTTTATCTTGGAACATCCCGCTATCCCTGGTATCACAGTTATATCACCAATCTGAACGTGGTCACTTCCGCGAAGCTGGGGACGTCGACCAGCGCAAAAGTCGGTTTTTTCGGGACAACTCCGGTCAGCCGAAAGACGGTTTCCAGGGCAAGCGGGAGCACTGTCGCGTCCTGCAATACGGCGATCAACAATCTGATTACAGCACTCAAAGGCTATGGGCTGATTAACTGAAAGGGGTATTTTTATGCTTTTGAAAGAAATCGTATCGGCGGTTCCGGCCCTTGGAAAGCTGGCCGCCGCCAATCTGCGGCTGAAAACCGCCTATGAACTGAAAAAGACGGCGGATATTCTCCAAAAGGAAGTGGACTTTTTTGAACAGGAACGGCGGAAAATTGCGGAAAAATATGGAACGGTGCGGGAGGACGGCACTGTGCGGATTCCGCCGGAACAGCGGGCGCAGGCGAACGAAGAATACGCCCGGCTCCTTTCCATGGAAGTACAGCCGGAATTTTCCCGCCTGCAAATCTCCGTCTCGGAGGATGCCAAGCTGTCGGTGAATGATCTGGCGGCCCTTGCGCCCTTCGCCGACTTTATTGAGAACGAGGAGGAATGAAGATGAAACAGATTTGGACGGGCATCCAGCTTGCCTTCTCCGCTTTAGGCGGCTTTATCGGCTGGTTTCTGGGCGGCGCGGACGGGTTCCTCTACGCGCTGATTGCCTTTGTTGCGGTGGACTATATCACCGGGGTCATGTGCGCCATCGCGGACAAGAAGCTGTCCAGCGCCGTGGGCTTCAAGGGCATCTGCCGGAAGGTGCTCATCTTTGTGCTGGTTGGCGTTGGCAATCTGGTGGACGTGTATGTACTGGGACAGGGCGGCGTTCTGCGCACGGCGGTGATCTTCTTCTACCTGTCCAATGAGGGCATCTCTTTCCTGGAGAACGCCGGACACCTGGGCCTGCCCATCCCGGAAAAGCTGAAAGACGTGCTGGAACAGCTTCATGACAAAGGAGGAAACGACAATGAATCTGCATAAGCTGATTTTCACCAACAACGCCTGTTATAAGGCGGGACGCCGGATCACCCCCAAGGGTATCATGGTACACTCCACCGGCGCCAACAACCCCTGGCTCAAACGCTACGTGGGGCCGGATGACGGGCTGCTTGGAAAGAACCGGTACAGCAACCACTGGAACCAGCCCATGGAGCGGGAGGTCTGTGTCCACGCTTTCATCGGCAAGCTGGCCGATGGGACGGTGGCGACCTATCAGACCCTGCCATGGGATTACCGGGGCTGGCACTGCGCCGGCTCCGGCAATGATACCCACATTTCTTTCGAGATCTGCGAGGACGGTCTCACAGACGCCGCCTATCTGGACAAGGTCTACAACGAGGCGGTGGATCTCTGCGTGTATCTCTGCGAACTCTATGGCTTGACAGAGCAGGACATCATCTGCCACTGCGAAGGCCACGACCTGGGCATCGCGTCCAACCACGCGGATGTGCTGCACTGGTGGCCGAAGCATGGGAAGAACATGGACACCTTCCGGGCGGCGGTCAAGGACAAGCTGGGCGCCTCTGTGCCGGACACGCCCGTGGAGTCGGAGCAGCCTGGTGGTAAAATCAAGGCCGGCGATCTGGTGACCATCACCGGGACGAAGTATTACGGCGGCCAGACCATCCCAGCCTGGGTGCGGAAGCAGAAGTGGTATGTTTACGAGGTTTCCGGCGACCGTGCGGTCATCAACAAGAACGAGAGCGGCACCAACGCCATCATGTCCCCGGTGCGGGTCTCCGACCTGGCGCCGGCAGGGAGCGCGGCGGTGACCTACTGCGTCCACACCGTGGTCAAGGGTGACACCCTTTGGGGCATCGCTGAGAAGTATCTGGGCAGCGGCGTCCGCTACAAGGAGATAAAGACCCTCAACGATCTTGACAGCGACATCATCTACAGCGGTCAGAAGCTGAAGATTCCCAAATGAATATCCGCCCAGCCGAAGGGGTGCAGTCATTTTTCGTGGCTGCACCCCTTTATTTTTTTGTCATCCTCATATTTGCCATTTTCCGTGGCCGTAAGGTGAGAAGCGCCTTATGCCTCTCGGAAAGGGGCTTGTTATGACAGAAGCCGAAAAGCTCAGAATCCATAAACTCAGTCAGGAAGGGCTGGGGTATAAGAAAATCGCCGCCGCTCTGGGTCTGCCGGTCAACAGCGTGAAAACCTACCTCCGCCGCCATCCCGCCAGTGAGAATGCCGCTGCCATTCCAGACATCTGCGAGAGGTGCGGGAAGCCTATCGTCCAGACACCCCACCGAAAGCGAAAACGGTTCTGCTCGGACTCATGCCGCATCTCCTGGTGGAACGACCATCCCGACAAAGGCGGGAAGCGCACCCTCTACACCTTTACCTGCGCTTACTGCAGACGCTCGTTTCAAAGCGGTGCGAAAGGCCGGCGTTACTGCTCCCGCACCTGCTATGCCGCAGCTCGGAAAAAGGTGGTGAGCGCCGATGGATGAGCTGTACCAGCGGCTGACCGCCTACCAGACCACCATGTGCCTTGCCAGGAATATGCTCCGCCAGGGCATCATCAGCGAGGATGACTACCGCATAATTGATACAATTATCGCCAAAAAGCACGAAGTATCTTCGTGTAGTATATTCCGCTTTGAATCGCCGAAATCGCTGGATAACAGGCCCTTTTAGAGGTAATATGCACTGGACAAGGAGGTGACGGAATGGCAAGAACCATTCAACAAATTTCATTCCCCGCACCCATGCGGCCCAGCCTAAAGCGGGTCGCGGCCTATGCCAGAGTTTCCTCCGGGAAGGATGCCATGCTGCATTCTTTGTCCGCACAGGTGAGCTACTACAGTGCGCTGATTCAGAAGCACACTGGCTGGCTTTACTGCGGGGTCTACGCCGATGAAGCGTTCACGGGCACCAAGGACGGCCGGGACGGGTTTCAAAGCCTGCTGGCTGAGTGCCGCGCCGGAAACATTGACATGGTCATCACGAAATCCATCTCCCGCTTTGCGCGGAACACGGTGACCCTGCTGGAAACCGTCCGCGAGCTGAAGGCCCTGGGGGTTGACGTCTATTTCGAGGAGCAGAACATCCACACCATGAGCGCAGACGGAGAACTGATGATGACCATCCTGGCTTCCTACGCACAGGAAGAGAGCCGCTCCGCCAGCGAGAATCAGAAGTGGCGGATTCGCCGGGGCTTCGAGCGCGGTGAGCTGGTCAACCTGCGCTTCCTGTTCGGCTACAAAATTGAAAAAGGCTGCGTGGCCGTTGACCCGGAAAAGGCGGCGGTAGTGCGGGAGGTGTTCCGCAGGGCTTTGGAGGGAGAATCCCTTACCAGTCTGGCCATCGACCTAAACCGGCGAGGCTTCACCGGTGTTCTGGGCGGAAAGTGGAACTCCATGCGAATCCGGGAGATGCTGTCCAATGAGAAGTACCTTGGCAATGCGCTCCTGCAGAAGCAGTACCGGAACAACCATCTGGAAAAGAAGGAAATCCCAAACCGAGGCGAGTTGCCCCAATACTATGCGGAGGGCACCCATGAGGCCATTATCGACCAGGCCACCTTTGATGCCGCCCAGGAGCTTCTTGCCGAAATTACGGAGAACAGCCCGGTCAAGCGGCTCCGCCGGCGGTCGGCCTTTACCAGCATGATTACCTGCAAGGTGTGCGGTCGCAACTATAAGAGATGTACCGGCGGGAAGCGACATTTCTGGAACTGCCCAACTGTGGTGCAGACAGATCTGCCTTCCTGCGGCACATCCCAGATCCCGGAGAAGCTGCTTTACGACCTTGCCGCCCAGGTGCTCGGCCTTGCACAGTTCGATGAGGACGTCTTCCTGGAAAGGGTTAAAGGCGTCGATGCCCTCCCGGACAAGACCCTGGTGTTCCATTTCAAAGACGGCTCCACGGCAGAGCTGCATTGGGAACACATATCCAGGGCCAAGAGCTGGACGCCGGAGATGAAGGAAATCGCCCGGCAGCGGGCGCTGGCGCAAAGGAGGGGTGAGAAATGGCAAGAGCCGTAACGGTCATCCCGCCCACCATTCAGCCCATCACGCACCTGGCGCGTAACGCTGTGGTGCGCCGGCGGGTAGCGGCCTATGCCCGTGTCTCCACCTCCAGCGAGGAGCAGCTCACCAGCTACGAAGCCCAGGTGGACTACTACACCCGCTTCATTCAGTCCAAGCCGGAGTGGGAGTTCGTAAGGGTCTACACCGATGAAGGCATATCTGCGGTGAATACCAAAAAGCGCGAGGGCTTCAACCAGATGGTGCGGGATGCGCTCGATGGGAAAATCGACCTCATCGTGACGAAATCCGTCAGCCGGTTTGCCCGGAACACCGTAGACAGCCTGGTGACCGTCCGCAAGCTGAAAGAGAAGGGTGTGGAGGTCTACTTTGAAAAGGAAAACATCTACACCCTGGACAGCAAGGGCGAACTGCTGATCACCATCATGTCCTCTCTGGCGCAGGAGGAGAGCCGCTCCATTTCGGAGAACGTCACCTGGGGACAGAGAAAGCGTTTCGCCGATGGAAAGGTCAGCCTGCCGTACAGCCACTTCCTGGGCTATCGGAAGGGCGACAACGGTTTGCCGGAGATCGTGCCGGAGGAAGCAGAAACCGTCCGCTGGATTTACAGTCTGTTCCTCAGCGGAAAGACCACCGGTTCAATCGCAGGACTTCTCACCAGGGAGGGGATACCCACCCCCGCCGGCAAGAAAAAGTGGGCGGCAAGCACGGTGGAGAGCATTCTCAAAAATGAGAAGTACAAGGGCGATGCCCTTCTACAAAAGGCGTTCACGGTGGATTTCCTCACCAAGAAGCAGAAGAAAAATGAGGGCGAGGTGCCGCAGTACTATGTGGAGAACAGCCACCCAGCCATTATCGACCCCGCCGAATGGAAACTGGTGCAGCGGGAACTGGAGCGCAGGAAAGCCATCGGGCGCAGCTACAGTGGCAACAGCATCTTTTCCTCCCGCTTGGTCTGCGGAGACTGCGGCGGTTACTTCGGCTCCAAGGTCTGGCATTCTACCGACAAATACCGGCGCACCATCTGGCGATGCAACAGCAAGTTCACCGGTGAAGAAAAGTGCCAGACACCGCACCTGACTGAGGAGGAGATCAAGGCTCGGTTCCTGGAAGCCTTCAATGCGCTGGTGACAGACAAAGAGCGGCTGCTGGATGAATGCCGCACCATGCAGGCGGCACTGACCGACACAGGCTCTCTGGACAGTGAGATTGCGGCGCTCCTTTCCGAAATGGAGGTGGTGGCCGAGCTGACCAAGCGGTGCATTGAGGAGAATTCCACCACGGCACAGGACCAGGCCGCTTACCTGGAACGGTACAACAGCCTGGCAGAGCGGTACGAAACCGCCAAGGCCAAGCTGGAGAAGCTCCAAGCGGCAAAGGCTCAGCGGGAAGCTAAATCCGAGGACATCGGCGGCTTTATGTTCGAGTTGGCAGAGTACGGCGAACCCCTCGTAAAGTTTGATGACCGGCTCTGGCTCACGGTCATTGACACCGTGACCGTCCACCGGAACGGGCGGCTGACCTTTAAGTTCCAAACTGGGCATGAGATTACGGTTTGACCGCAGAATAGCGCAAAGCCCACAGGTGTAGTGGCCTGTGGGCTTTTGAGTATTACAGCGTATGATACAGTGCGGTACCAATATCTCCCTCTATGCAAATGGCCCGCTTTCGGATTTCCTTCGGGCAGTACGCTTCTGATAGATTTACACAGGCATAAACAGCATTGGGATTCTGATAGGTCATCCTCCAAAACGGATATTTGATGATGACCGGCGTGTTGCCGCCTACGCCCAGTTCCAGAAAAAGAATATGTTCCCCTTCGTGGCGGCGAAGGAAATCCTCATACTGCCGAGCGGCAGCGTGCCAACCATCATCCTCCACAAAGGTGTCATCTGCCCGCAGGTTCATGGACATGGGTGCACCGCAAACCGGGCAGTGAGGCACCAGTTCGGTGGGGATTTTCATGCCTTTTTGCTCGACCAGCATTTTCTTGACAATAGTTTCGTTGTCATAGGTCTTCTGGTGGCACGGCTTGGAACACTGCCACAAACCGTAGTCACCTTGCGTATAGAACAGGCGGTGTTTGTCAAATCCGGCCTTCTGAAACTGGTGATCCACATTGGTCGTGAGGACAAAATAGTCTTTCTCCTGCACAAGACGATACAGATTGCTGTACACCGGCTTCGGCGCATCCATATAGCGGTTGATAAAGATATACCGGCTCCAATACGCCCAGTGTTCTTCCAGACTGTCAAAGGGATAGAACCCACCGGAATACATATCGCGGAAACCATACTTGGCGATAAAATCCCCAAAATACTTCTGGAAGCGTTCGCCGGTATAGGTAAACCCGGCGGAAGTGGAAAGCCCGGCTCCTGCGCCGACCACCACTGCGTCCGCTGTATTCAGTTCCTGATTCAGACGGGATATTTTATCGTAACAGGCGTCGGTAGATTTCATAATCGCTGTCTTTGAAAACAT